TTTGCATGTTGGTATCTTTTATAACGTGTAAGACTAATCTCGGTAAGGTAAGCTCTAAATGAGGCTATATTAAGCCATGAGAAAGAGTTCAACACCTCTGGCGAGATAAGCACGAAAGCATTTTTTTTGTTTAGTGAGTGAAGTAATGAAGTGAAATGGTATCCATCAGAGTATTTTGTAATCTCTGTGATTTCTTTTAGGTGTTTTTTTGTGGTTCTTTCATTTAGGTCAAGTGCCTTCATGGCATCCTTTAAATAGAATCTACCACCGCATTTTGATGCAAGCACACGCAATTTTAGAAGCAAAAGGAATTGATAAGACCTTTTGTCCGACTTAATGGCATCACCTGAAATGGAAGTATAAATTCTATACATAAAAAAAGCCAAAACTGACAGGGGATGCAGTTCGGCTTTTTTAAATATTTGCAGTAAGAAAGCCGGACAACCGACTCTCCCCTGTCGATTAATATTATAACACAAAGATATAATATAAAGTTCAAAATAAAAATTATTTTTTAAAAATATTTTTGCAGAAGATTAGGGAGTCGAACCCTAAAGCGTTTTACCGCTGTTCGTTTAGCAAACGAGTTAGTATAGCCACTTACAATACCTTCTATATGCGGAGGCAACAGGAATCGAACCTGTAAGCCTTTTACGGCCAGCGGTTTTCAAGACCGTGTCTTCGTCCATTCAGACCACCTCCATAATTAAGTACCCTACCGATACTTGTTGTAAAGACTGGAATCGAACCAGCACACCCGAAGGATAGGTTTTACAGACCTATGTTGCTCACCACCTGCTCAACTTTACAATATAACTGCACACCTCTTAGGTATCGAACCTAATTCAGTCGGTTTTGGAGACCAACTCGCTTTGCCTTAGCATTGAGATGCGTATAATAAAAAAACCTCCAAGAAGTGAATCAAGGAGGTATAAGCTTTTACACAGATATTCTACTTGATTCAACTTTTGGTCGACCAACTAGAATAGCAATATGTTAAAATTCTTTTCATAATGCAAATATAATATAATTTATCATAAATAAAAATTATTTTTTAAAAATATTCATAATAATAATGTCCGCCTCTTTTCCACATAGTCTTCCTAAGGAAAATACCTAGTATGCGATTGGATTCTATGGCTGACATTATCTCTTCATTACCGCTCCAACCGCCTGTATGTAGTTCTAATTTAGTTCGGCCTTTATACCGATATTTTTTAAAGCCCCAACCTTTACGCCACCAAATAGATCTAATTAGTTCCACGAAGTCTTCAATATCCTCATTAGGTTCGTATTTGGTAATGAATTCAAGTATTTCTTCTGTTGGATAACCTTCATCATCGAGTAAATTTTCTGGTATATTCATTTTTATAAAATTATTTCTTCTTTTTCACAAAATCTACACTTTCTTTTTACCGGCCTATTATTTTCGTAAAACCAAACATACCAATGTATTCCTTCGCTACACTTTCCTGTATAGGTTTCAAACATTTCAACTAATCGAAACTCGCAAGTAGGATAATTTTCTCTTATTTTACTTATTGCTTCTTCTGCGTGCTTTAAAGTTGCGTAATATTTATTATTTTGCGAATATGAATCAGTAATACCAAGTTCTTTATCATAATAAATAACTCTTTCGATTATGTAACCGTGTGCTTTTCTCATTCTTTCTTCTTTTTCTTCTTTTTCTTTTTCTTTACTCCTGCGGCCGACAAAGCTATAGCAAGTACTTGTTTATCACTCATTTCAGGGTGCTTTCTTTTTTCTTCTCGAATGTTTTTACCAACATTCTTTTTTCCTTTCTTTAGTGGCATAATCTTGTTGTTTAGTTAGAGCATTTGGAGGGATTCGAACCCCCGAATATCGGTGTTGCAAGCCGAGATGTTAAACCACTTCACCACAAATGCTTATATTAAATCGTAATAAGTTAAAAATCCTAGTAATTCATAAACAGATAAGCTATTCGAAAACCAAGAACTCCCATTAAAGTCTACTCTATAGTATCCGTTAATATATATAGAACACTTATTATTAATAAATAAGTTCGATGGCTTTACCGTTTTATTAAAACCCTTTGAAATCAATAACATTTCTACTTCTTCCATTTTGAAATCCTTCTTTTATTTTTTTCTTCTATATCGTATCTTAAATGACAAAGCTGACATAAAGCCATTAATCTATCGTCTTTAACTTCGTGGTTAGTTTCATCGTGATCTAAATGTGCGATAGTTAAAACAACCGTAATATGCTTTGGCGAACCTCTATCTAACCATTCGGCATAGCTTAAATCACGCCAAATAGTAACTTTATTTTCTTTAAATGAGTGGATTTTAGACTTATTATTTAATCCACACATTTCACAAGAATCATTGGCTCGCTCTAAAATTCTTTTTCTTATTTCACTCCAATCAGGAGGATATAATTTATAATTTATTGGCATCTTATTTATTTAAATATATCTCCAAATATACTACCAAAATCTGAATATTTAGGCTTTACCGGCTCAATATATTCAGATACGGACGTAATTCGCACGTTTTTAAAGGTTTCCTTCTCACGGAACTTCTCAATAACACCTTCTACGGTATAGCCGTTAAGTTTTACCCGAAACAGCTGGTTATCTTTGCGATAAATGATAGTGTAGGTCATTACCAAATTACTTTTTTAAATGATTTTTTATATTCTATGAATGGATATATAAACCCATAATCATGGCAAACATATTTATTACCTATCCATCCAAAATTAGCCGACTTTACATCTGAAAGAAACTTCGGAATTTCTTTTGGCTTTGGCTTATTTTTTTGAAATGTCTTCTCCATAATTAAAATCTTTCCATTTGGGCTACACCAATGAATAGGTGCAAACCAATCTTTAACCCAAGCCTTATCTTCCTTTAAGCCTCTTATTTCATCCCACATAATAAATTCTGAAATGTTCTGTTCAGTTGAATTTGGTTCTATTTTAACAACTAGCTTATCGTTCATATTGTAATTATAAACACTCCTGTACGAACCGCTCCCAATCTTTTGTCCAAGCATCATAAGTATTAAGTCTGTATTTACATCTTGCAAGTGTGAAATAGTGCATATTTCTTCAATACTATTAAGGTTGTTACTTAATTTTAAATTTTTTTCCATTTTTTTTTATTTAATGTACTTTTTTATTTCATCAGCAAAATCCTCTGCTTCTTGGCTTGTTAAATATATCCCAACAGTTTCCCTTCCCTCCTCTGAAATAGAAATTTTTACTCCATCTCTATTCAGATTAGGCATAATTGTTATGGCTTGTTCTTCTGTGAACAGTTTTACTTCGATATATGAATTTTTCATAGAAAACTAATTAAGTACATGGATAAAAGAACAGAAATTACAATAATAATGCTGAAGACTATCATAATAAGGGCTTCAAAGGCACATTTTAAGATTGTTTTGAATAGTTTCATAATTCAATATCTTTTAAACTGTAAACTAAATTTTGTAACTGATGCACCCACTTAACGTGAACATCATAGGGATGTCGAATATTAAAGTAAAATCCATTCTCTAGTGAACCCGAAGGAAACTCGAAGTAGTAAATCTCAAAATTAACTTCAGGCAAGAACCACATATTAGGCGTAGCTTCACTATGTATGAAATTGAATTTAACCAGCGAATCTTTAGTTAGTGGAATTTTCTTTAATGAATCTGATAATATTTCAACACTTTTAATCATTTTCTGGCCTAATGGAACTTCGTATTCAATAGTTGTAAGATAACTGCCACCACTATTAAATACCTCTAGTACTGTAGCGATTATACCTTTATACTCAACGAAATTTCCAATTCTAAATTCCTCTTTTTTCATATAAACCGATCATTTACAAATTGTTTAAACTCATTTTGCCTGGATTTCACTTCTTTACAACAGCCATAACGAATACAATTACGCAGGGCAAATGGCGAAAGTACAAGTACCGCTTCAATTTCATTAATATTAATGATGTGAGCGAGTTTCTTTAGTATTTCTATTTCTTTTTCTATCATGTTCTCAATCTTTTTTGTTTGCTTTGAGTTTTCTATATTTCAATTAATTAAAAATCAATTAGTTAAGTTAGTAGTAGTATATATAGTTGTTATATTCCAGCTTGAGCAACTTTCTAGCGAAAGCTACTCAAGCTATAATTTTGCTAAATAATATTTGCAATTATTGTTTCTATACATTTTTCGCAAATATGCTTATCACATTCATCTATTTTGCTTTTATCCAAAACGTATCTTTGAGGAATAATATCGCATTTAAAGTAAAAAGCAGTCAATTCTGCTCTTTCTTTTTCTTCTTGACAAAGATTGCATTTGTACTTTACTATTTTCATGATTTTTTATTTAATTTGTTAGTGAAAAAAAGCCGAGAATATAACAATCAATAACCTCAATTTGCCGAATCAACTAACCGTATAGGCAAACTGCGGTTATTTTTAAAGTTATGTGCAATTAGAAGCCTTTAACTTCCTTGCATCATATACTAATCCACTATCACCAGCCATACCATCTTCCCAAGCTTCTATATATTCATCAATAAAGGCTTCTAACTGTTCACTTCGTTGCATAACAGCAACTAAACGCAATTTAAGCTCTGCGTTTTCCTTTTCAAGTTGTTGGATAGTTTCAACTACACCATTTATTTGTTCATCCATATTATTAAATTTAAACTGCGTTTAGTTGCGTTCCGTTATTCACCATCATAACTTTCCTCTATCTCCACCTCATATCCCAAGTGTTCGAGTACTTTTGTAAGTATTGTTACTCTATCTTCGTTATGACAGTCTAGTTCAACTCCATTAACCGTAGTTACAGTTCCGTAATCAGTACAACAGCCATCGCCACATGTATACACATAATCACGCAGGTTTATTTTTACTTTCATTATTTTTTAAATCAAACCATCCATATAAAAACCATTATTAATAGGCATTGCATTTATATCTGAATTATGTTCGTGCCTTTGTAGTTCAGAAACTAAATAATTATCTCTAACTGATTTGAGGAATGGTTCAACATAACCTTCTTTTGCAAAATACCAATTACCTTCATAATTGAACTCAAATCCACTATCTCGCATACAAATTGACATTGTTTCGCCACTCTCTGTTTTTAGAGTTAATCCACTAAAAACTTCTTCTAATTGGATACCCAAATCCTCTGTTACTTTTATTTTCATTCGTTTTTATTTAAATTCATATTTTAACTTCTTTTTTATATTTTTCATAGATCATCCCCCATTTCTAAATATTCTTGTTGCTCTCTTTCATATTCAATTTTATTTACTATTTCTTTTAAATCGCTGACCTCCTTTAACAAGTATCTAATAATTTCGCTAATATTAATATCAATTAATACATTAGCTGGACTTTTGGAAAGCCACTCTAAGCAAGCTTCTACAGTTATATTATTTACTTCTATTTTCATTCTTTTTTATTTAAATTCATTACAAATATAATAAAATTAATCCATTTTACAAAAGATTGCAAGAATTTAATATTAAAATATAAAAATAACCCCATAATAGTGTATATTTTTGTAGCACAATCTGACCCACTCAGAATTTAAATGAAGTTATTCCTTAATTATCAGAACCAATCAAGTGCCAATCCGAATCAGGTAGACGGGCTATACGTATATGACGTACTAGAAGCCGATGTAATCACAATGAGTTGGAATGGAGGCATAGGAACTTCACCAACTTGGGATGTAGGACTTACCCGTTACGTATTCACCGCCACCACATCAAATCTCGGATATTTCGACATCATTATTAATGGATTAACTATCCATTACGGCTATTTAAGCAACTATTATGGTGCTTGGCTACACGAATGCGGAACAGGCTACATCACACACATTGCAGGAACTAGCGGATTAGGAGCAACTTGGGGTGTAGATACAGCCAAGATAAAGTTTGATGGAGGAACAGAGATTGAAGCATTTGCCTACCTAGATGGAACAGGCACAAAGGAAAGGCAAGCCGCATTTATATCAGACGTATCTTTCCTTAGTGGTGCAACAACTTCGGTAGAGTTAAGAATATACACGAGTGGAATATACTCCTATTCAGGTGGTTATACATCAGCTACAGCCACAGCTACTTGCCCTGTATACGAGCCTGTAGCATCAATAACAACAGAAACGATAGATTGTACAACTACTGTTATTAATGGAGTAGCTGTATATGCAACAGAAGGAAGTGAAGCGTATCTTTATGGTGGTGGAATACTTATAGCTACCGCTATTATTAGTGGAGACTTTTACAAGGAATTTGAGTTCAACCCTATTTCATTAACAGAATTAGGCGGACAAACATTAGAGATAACATTAGAAGATGGAGGCGACTCTGTATTTGTAACAGTAGCCAATGAAGGGTGTTTTTCAATCCCCGAAATTACCGAGTACAACCTATGTAATAAGAAGTGTGACTACCAAATGACACTAACGGGTACTGCGGATTTCGTAGGCCAAGTAGCTATTTATATAGGCGATGAATTAGTAGCGGGTGGTATAGCAGATGGAGCAAATTGGGTAGCTAGTTCAAGTGCGATAGAATCAGGCCACGCATATCACGCAGCAGGATTAAGAATAGATGGAGTAGCCGGTGGAACTGTAACGATAGACGAAGAGCAGAGTTGCACAAAAACTTGTGTAATGTGTGGAACGCTAAGTGGAACGGCAGACTTTGTAACTGATGGAATAATAACAGTATATACCTACCCCGTAACAGGAGCGAGCGCACCTATAGCTAACGGAATAATTAAAGACGGTATTTGGAGCGTTAAAAGCCCCGACATACTAGAAGATACAGACTATGTAGTTTACGCCACAACTCTAGTACTAGACAGTATAGGAGAACTTGTAGAAGCAACAACAAGCACAAGCTCGGAGATATTTAATATACCCGAATGTTGTATTGCTTGTGAAACACCTCTTATAACAAGCGAACTACACGTAGGCGACACGATCATACCTTACCTACTAAATATGCCCGACAGCACGCCTGTAGAGCTAGTAGGAGGAATCTTAACTGGGTTGACGTTTAACGGTGTAGGCATAATTGAAGTGCCCGCATTAACACTAGGACAAGTAGTACAAATACAAGCAATAGGAACTAACTGCACAGCAAGTAGCGAAACAGTAGTAGTGGTAGAAGTACCTGAAGTATGCGAAACTTGCGAAAACGACAACTGTAGCATAAGCATAAGAAACATAGAGGTAGAAACAGTAAACGGAGTTTTTGGAAACATAACAAAGCTAGATGTAAAAACCGACAGTAAACTTAATTACAAGTTAGATTCAGGCGCTTGGAAATCAAGTTGGTCTGAAATAGGAAGTTTTGAAATAGGAAGCAAACACACACTGACGATAAAGAATGTAGCTAACCCAAGCTGTAATGTAACCTACCCAATAGAAGTATATACTACTTATGTAACAAGCACAGTAGTACCACCCGTAACAGGTGGTGGTGGAACAGGCGGAGTAGGAGGAGCTACTGTATATCAAATGAGAGGTTGTTTAAGTGGTTCTACTATTTTAGTGAATCAAAACTTCACAGGTATGCTAGGACAAGTAGTACAAACTAACTTAGGCACTTGCGGAACAATAGAAGGAACTACAACAGGAACAGCGACAGAGTCAATAGCTAATGTAGGGTTTACGAGTTGTGGCGATTGCACAGGAGCAAGCACACCTGTACAAAACTACGTATACTCCATGACTAACTGTACGGGAGGGATAACATTTGTAAACACAAACCTATCAGTAGGTACAGGAGCAATAATCCAAACCAACTACGGAATATGTGGAGTAATAAACGGACTTGTACTAGGCACAGCAACACACAGTGTAGCCAACGTAGGGTTTACGAGTTGTGCATCATGTACAGGGCTTGCAATACCAGACCCTAATACAACACCAACACCAAACCCGATACCAGACCCAATAGTAGTACCACCAAATGGAAATAACCCACAACCAGGCTGTACATCGCCAACCACAGTAACGGTAACGCCAACAAGCAACCCAACAGTAGGAAGCACAGTAACTTATACAGCAACTACAAGTGGTGGTGGACAAAACTACAAGAATTGGCTATGCACAGGAGGCACGATAGTAAGTGGACAAGGCACAATGAGTGTAACAATTACATGGGGAACAAATACAGGACTATTAAGGTCTGGACTTTCACTAGCAGTAGGATGTAGTAGCTCTGACTATACAGTAGGATCACTTTTATTAACCTTACAGGGAGTAAGAGTGCCAATAAATTGTGTAGCGCCAACAACCGCAAGTATAAGCCCAATTAGCTACCCTGTAAAAGAAACAACAGTAAGCTATACAGTAACAACGGGTGGTGGAAGCCAAGCATATATATTTTGGATATGTACGGGCGGTACGATAGTAAGCGGACAAGGTACTGCAACAATTTCAGTGCTTTGGGGAAATAATATGACAGCATTTGCTTGTAGTTTGAGTGTAGATATAGGATGTAGTGGAACGAATAAAGTTTCTAAATCAGAGACATACACGCTTCAAGAAACAGCAGTAGTAGCACCAACAGGAAACTTCACTTGTGTAAGGTTTGTGAATAACACAGGCTACCCTACAAGTATTACCTATAAGGAAATTGGAGATGCGTATGCAATCCCTCACACAATATATGCAGGAATAAGCGTAAAATGTGCCGATTACAGTACTGTACCTAGCACATACGGAGTATTAACATCAAATCTTGGAACATCATGCACCTCAAATGGAGCGTGTTAAATAGAATATTATGTACGAAATAACTACAATTATTGCAGACGAGAGTAATTTCATTACTTTCCCAGCGTGCTGTATTGATTGTAAAACCCCAAGTATTATAGGCGACCTTTACGAAGACCAACTGTTTATTGCATTTACTTGTGATATGCCAGACGGTACAAGAGTGGCCGAGTTAATAACAGGAGGTGTAGGAGTAATATATGATGGTATGGGAGTGATCGAGTTGAACAAGAAGTTAAAAGCGGGTAATGTAGTAAAGCTTCAAGTTTCAGACCCAATATGTAAAGCCATAAGTAGCCACGTAATCGTAAAGAGTAAGGATGTAGGATGTGTCGACTGTGGCGATGACGTACCATGCTATATAAGAATAACAGATATTAAAACTTCTGTAACAGGAAGCCTAGCCACTATAACACTATTAAATACAGAAAGTAGCGGAGTAATAGCCTACCGACTAGATAGTGGAGAGTGGGTAGATACAATAGAAGAATTAGGAACACTAACAGTAGGTGTAGGACACACAATAGGACTTAAAGATAAGAACAATCCTATTTGTAGAATGGAACACCCAATGCTAGTGCTTCATAAGATAATTACAGTACCAATTTGAGTTGTGCCAGCGACTAACCCTTAAATTAAGTTAAACTTTTAAATAAAACGACTATGTCATTTAATTGCGTTCCAAGATTCTGTTGTGAAGAGGACGCACAGTTTTTCAAAACACTGTGTGAAGATTCTGCACGAATAGATTCGACAATACCAGCGCTGGCCATCATTGAGAATGATGACATCCCAGCAATCGGAGATACTGTTACAATAACAACCTCCGAAACACCAGTAGTGATTACCGCATGTAACGAAATCGAAACTTTGTTACAATGGGTAAAAGACCGCTTATTCGCCTGTGAAGGTGGTGGAAGCTACTATACCTTACTTAGTCACAAGACTATTAAAAAAGGAACTAAGGCCAAGCCTACAATGACCTTTAATGAACAGCCAGGCAACTATTTCTCTGACACACGTAAGTTTTACGAAGCAGTATCAGACTATGATTTAGGTCAATTACTTGTACCTAACATCGAGTTTTTTGACTTAATGTTAAGACGTGAATCTAGTTTCTCATTGATTCAATTCACCAACAGAGGAGGCTTTGTATTAAGAGCAGGAGATGGTTATACCATTACTATGACAGATGCAGGCTTTGAGATTGTAGGTGATAAGAATGAGTACATTGCAGGTTCTATCCAATTCAAAGAGAAAGGCACTAAGCAAGCAGGAATGAGTGTAGCATCAAATGCAACTACTTTCTTACGTGAGTTGAAGAAAGAAGTTAAATTTACTTTTGACGAAACAGTAGTAACAGGTGCTAGTGCAGCGGCTTGTGGTTCAATTGGTGGTTGTGAAGCCTTTACAGTAGTAGAGAACACATTATTCACGATTGATTCACCGGTGAACGAGCTTGTATCATGTGGTACTTATGCGCTTTATGAAAACTGCTTTGATGCACTAAGTGTAGAACTAGCAGCCTTGATTGAAGTAGACCCAGTAACAGGTGTAATTACCGCAGCAACAGGACTACCTGTAGGCGAGTACAAGTTTACCAAAGAAGTGTTAAATGCTTGTAACGTAGCAGGCTCTATTTGTTATAAAATAATCGTAGTAGCCGACTAATATGCTGAATATAGATTTTACAAGATTCGTTGAAACCCAGACAGAACTTACAAAGCAACTTGTACAAATTGTACTGGAAGAAGAAGTGCATCTTGAAGATTTTTATGCAGATGAAGCTGTAGCAATGGATAAGAGTATTGCCGAGACGTTCGGCAATACTTATCCAAATTTTATGCTAATACAGCGACCAAATGAAAGTGAAACACAAAAAAAATATAGAAAAGACTATTTTGAGGCCACAGGAAACCCTGTAATGGGATTTCTTGGGCACATTGAAAAGCAAGGAGATAAAGTATTGAAGAGTTACGATTGCAGAATAGTATTCCAAGAAAATTCTCGACTCCCCAAGAAGGATACAATACAACACTACCTAACCAAAGACTATTATAACGGGCAAAACTTCTTTAACACAATCGCCAACACGATAGTAAGTAAGATTTTGACCGCACCAAACTCGATACTTGTAATAATACCAAACGAACAAGAAGGAGACTATGCAAGACCATACTATACGTATATAAAACCAGAGAACACCCTTTTTTATAAAGCGAATGAAATATGTATAGTAAAGAGTGAATTGAAGTGTGATGTAGCGTGGCCAGGTGGACAGATTGATTACGGCTCAGGAGACATTTATTATTTCTTTGACAGAAAAAACTACCTAGTAGCCAAACACGTAGGCTACGAAGAAGGAACAAATAAAAAAATGTGGAACTTAAACACCGTAAAAGGAGAGTTTAGGAAACACGGACATACAAGTATGCCTGCAATGAAAGTAGGTAGAAAGCTGTATGAATACACAGAAGATGGACATGAATTAAGAACTAGCGACCTGTATGATTCACTTGTATTTTTAAGAAATGCAATGATGAACTACATGGATAAGATAGTAGAACACAACTTTCATGGAAGCTCAATAGCATGGCTACTAGGAATAGTAGACTGTAATAAGTGTAACGGAACAGGAAGAATACCCGACCCAAATAAGGGAGGTAAAGCATTAGAGTGCCCTAGCTGTAACTCGACAGGAAAAGTACAAGGATTGAGTGGAAGTGGACTTGAAACTATAACCATACCTGTGAATACAGATGCTATGGGAAATACAAGTAAAACGCCAAGTTCGATAGGAGGCTTTATAGAAAGACCCGAAACAGGAGCTAGGTTATTTAAAGAAGCATTTGAAGACAATATAAGGTGGGCATTAAAACCATTCGGCCTAGAACACTTAATGGAAGTGCCACTTAATCAAAGTGGAGAAGCTAAGAGCCAAGATAAAGAAGAAGGAAAGAGTTTTGTGCAAAGCATGAGTGACCACATAGGAGAACTATTAGACTTAACCGTAATCTCGATGACAAATATGAGATTCGTAAAGTTAAGTAGGGAAGACCTAGAGCATGAAATGCCCGTAGTATTAATGCCGAAGAGTCTTAATTTAAGTACAGCAGAAAGCTCAACCGCCAAACTACAGAACGCAGAAACTTACGGACTACCCGATTACCTTAAACTAAGCTACTCGAAAGACTTAATAGATAAGGAGAGTGGAACAAATAGTGATGAACTAGCCTACTTTGAAGCAAGGAAGAGAATAGATCCAATGCCCGCAAGTAACCTAGATACAAAGATGGCATCACGACCAATACTAAGCGACTTAAAATACATACTAGCAACTAATATAGACGCTATAATGATAGAAGCCATGGAAATGAACGATGGATTTCTGTATCTAGAGCGAGCAAAACAAAAAGAAATAGCTTATAGTATAGCTGAAAAGTACCTAGCAGAAGCAACAAATATTAATTTAACAACAGATGTGCCGAGCTCGAAATCGAGCACACAAGCACCAACAACATGAGCAAAAAAAAGAACAATACAGAGGTAGAAGCTACCGAAGTAGAACAAGAAGTAGTGGTAGATGATAAGGACATTGATGTCCCTACCATTGAAGAGATTTCTCAAGTAGACGAAGTTTCACCGATTGAAGAAACAGTAATTGAAGAAATATCTTCAGTAGAAGAAATATCGCCAATCGCAGACGTAATAGCAGTGATAGAAAAATTAATCGCACCTAAAGGTGAGGATGACGGAATGGCAGATGACGATGTAGTAACCTACCGCCAAAACAGTGGTAAACTAGCACACGGAATTAAAAAAGGAATAATTAAACTAGGATACGTACCAATAGAAAAATACAAAAGATAAAAACATGAAAATATTATCAGTACTGGAAGAAAAGTTTGCAACAGCAGGACTTGACTTCAAAAGCTTTGGAGAAGAAGTAATCTCAAAACTAAATGAAATTGAAATAGACGATACCGTAGGTTCGGAGTTTCAGACAAAATTAAAAACTAGCTTTCTAACACAGCTAGAAGCGGAGAACAGTTCAAGTATAATTGACAAGGTCAAGGATGCCGAACATAAGAAAGCCCGCAAAGCCACATTAGACAGCCTTGACAGCAGTATCGGTGAGCACATAAATATACTAGACAACGATGAGTTGAAAGAGTATAGCGAACAGGATGGGTCTGTAAAAAAGAACAAATATTTGCTAGGTAAATACAAAGAGAAAATAGCACTTGCAAAATCCCTTGATACTGACGCAGATAAAAAAGCCCTTGAAAAGAATTTAGAAGACTACAAAGCACTTGTGAGTAAAGACTACATACCTAAAACAGATGTAGAAGGAAAAGATAAGGAAATTTCGGAAATAAAAAACAAGCTTAAAAAACTTGAAAAAACAACCGTAAGCGACCACATTTTAAGCCTAGCAAGTAGAAGTGGAATTTTAAATGACCAAGTACTTCAATATGATAAAGAAATATCAGACGGGATGATACAAGGGGCAGTAAGTAAGTATCTGAATACACAAACATTCGGTATTGATAAGGTAAAAGCAAAGATTGTACTTGATGAAGCTTCTGGCAGAGTGGTATTAAGGCAAGATAGCACCGAAGATATTGGAGTGGCAGTGGACGGTAAGATATTGACTGTAGACGATGTAGTAAAAGCTTCTATTAAGGAGTATAACCTACATAAGAAAACAGAAGAAAAAGACGAAAACATAGTAAGTTTCGGAGGTGTAGGTAAGCCTGACAAAGGCGTATTTATGCAAGCGGCAAGTAAACTATGGGATTAATAACATTTTAAATAAACAACAACATGGCAAATTTCAATGTAGCTGCTAGTAACTTTGTACCAACCCTAGACTGTGATGCCCTAAAGGTAAACTTACAGATAGATGGTATAATGAACGGCCTTTCAGGCGCAGCAGAGAACTATGGAGCTTTCAGAGCGGCTGTAGCTATCACCCAAGACAAGACAGTAAACGGTGTAGACCCAAGAGACTGCTCAAATAAAATTCACACAGTAACAGTAGAAGGTGACGACTATTATGGTGTAAACATTCAATGGCATACGCCTGACTGCGATGTATTTACTAACAATACAGCCGCTTTTACTTGCGCAGCCGGTGAAACATCAACCCCGACAGAATCAGCAACAGTATTCGCCATTAAAGAACACTTAGGTGCTAACATGACAATTGGTTATAAAGACTGGTTAGACTCATGTTGTGGTGTAGAAGAGTACTACAGAAAAGTAGTAGAAATGCGTGATAAAGGTAACACGGGTGGTCAAATCGCCTCAATGATTAATGGCGTTTCGACACAACCTATCAAAGAACGCTCTTATGAGATTGGTTTAATCGCAGAAAAGATTAAGCGCACAATGGACGCTCCTATCACAGGACAGTTTGCAATTATGAATGAGGCTATCTTGAATAAGATTAATGACGCCGCAGGTTATAACCATGTAAAAGACGCAACAACAGGCGTACCTGTAGGAAATGCCGTTTGGGAAGTACCTGTCCTTTATTCAACAAGCCCAGGATGCCCTGACTTATTGAAGAGAATTGACACTGAAGCATATCGCAGAGAGATGACACGATTTATCCGCACTAACCCACGTTGTGCAACAGGCTTCTCAATAATCGGTGGATACAAATTCCTAGAATTAGAAGACGAAAGAGGCTCACAAGCAGGAATTGACCAATACGGTGTAGATAAGGCTTATAACCTACAGAAAGCACTTGGTTTAAGAGGTAATTTCTACCTAGATACTACTATTGATGACGTTTTTGCCCCTGGTACATTCTTTATCGTAGAAGATAACTCTCTAGCCTTGTTCTGGCTTGCTTTACACGAGGATAGGAACAGACGTTTGTCTACACTTAATGGACAAAACGGATACCACCGCTCAATGGGATTAATGACACAGACTTTCCGTAACTGTAGAGGTGATGCTGCAAACTTCTTGTTTGACACATTTATTTCAGCTCGTACAGCATCTTGTTTGTCTGAAACTGTTTATGACTTCCAATACAGAGCTCGTTGGGATTTGTTTACAAGACCTGCTGTTGGCTGTGATAATCCTCAGACGGGGATCTATGCAGGACTTTTGACTGATGTTTGTGCTTAATAGCTGATAAATTAAGCCAAGATTAATTTCTTGGCTTAATTTATTTTAAAAATACATTCGAGTTAAAAATTGAAAAATAACCAAGAAATATTTAGTATTTTTACATAACCTTAAAGAACCACACAATCTAATTTACTACGCAAATCTAATAATCTATAATTATGCAAACCCCAGGAGATAAAGACGTAACCTTATTAGGACTGAAAAATTCAGACCCAGCTACAGAAGAAGTAGTATTTGACCTTTTTTTTGAAATAGTACCAACACACGTGGCCTTATTATTAGTAGAGCCAAAGGCTTATCCTTTAACTATATTAGTAGAAGAAGACGAGGAAGAAGCTGATGCTATGACAGAATACAGATTGTGGCCTGACGGCACACTATTCTTACAAAACTCAACAGTAGTAGTATAATAAAAGATAATGGGATACAGACCAAACAATAACCAACCGGTAATAATAGACGATTGCTGTACTACGCCACTAACGAATCCGCTAGAAGAACTAGGGGATTTGATAGTAGGTGACGAAACGGGTGCGGCCAATAGACTAGCAGTAGGACTTGATGGACAAGTACTTACCGCAGATTCGACAGCAGACTTAGGAGTAGCATGGAAATATCCTGAAACGGGTAATGCTAGTATCTATATGTTTACTGAAACGCTTTCGACAGTAGGCGCACCATATTATAAGGCTGTAAACATTCAAGACTACGTACAATCTGCCTTACCTACAGTAACTACAACAGTAGGAGTAAGTACCACACCTACAATACTAGGGAAATTCCTAATTGAAGCAGGCGAATTAGGGTCATTAAATATCCCAATAGGTACACTACACCTACACTACGAAACAGAGAAAGCAGTAGGAAGTAACCACTATTATTCTTATGCAGAACTATATAAGAGAAATGGCGGTGGAACAGAAACACTATTACTAACATTTGACGACACTACTATAGTATCATCAAATGCAATAGTACAAAATAATACAGTAGCATTAAACCCTGATACTATACCTGTCCTTGTTACAGATAAGATAGTAATAGTAATATACGGTGTAATGACTACGGGTACGGCTACTATAGACTTGTTGTTTGATGACACTACCGAATCAAGACTAGAACTACCAAGTGCAGGTGGTGGATTAAATAACCTATTAGACTATTATCTTACTGTAAGTAATTACAGTGATATAGCTTCAATACTTGTTGGAGAAATACCTAAAAACATTCTAGTTTTGACCGACACGGTAAACAACGGAGGGCAACCAAGTGAATATAAACTTTATCCAAACGGCTACCTCATGTGGCAAGCTTCAGTAAAAATATAAATTTAAAATTTAAAATAAAATATGGCATTTCCAGTAAACGATAAATCGAAATTAGAAACAATATTATTGCAGGAAGGATATAATATTAATGCAGGCGGAGCGTGGTCGGGTACTATTACATCATCGAATCAAGCAAATATATTTTCATTAGCACCAAATGATTCAGGACCATATTTATTTATTAATCCAAAAATAACACTTTCAGCTACCGAATCAGTTTCCTTATATAGCTCAATGAATGGAGATGCAACAGGTGAAGTTGCAAGTGTTCTTAGTGGTGCGTTTGTTCCCAAAAATTGTCAAGTAAGTTTTTCATTCGACAATTATATACATCCTTTAGGCTCAAATTGGAGTTTGTATGCCGATAGTACCCAAGCAGGAACTGCGGTTAAAATTGGAAGCACATTCAGTGCAATTCGAATGTTAAATGACTTCAATTTTAATGCACCTCGTAAAATATACTGGATGGGCGATTCTATCACAGCATTTACAGCTAATGCAATTGGAAATAGGAATTATTATCAATTTCAAGTTCGTGATTGGTGTGCAAAAAAATATGCTCAAGGATTCAGATTAACTCAAAAAGCATGGGGCGGTAAAACTTCAACAAGTTTCAATAATTTATTGACTTACGGCTCATTGTATGTAGATGAACCGACATTAATATTTTATCAATTAGGGGTAAATGATAGCAGTCAATCTATTGGAACTACTTTATATCGGTCAAATATTGATAATATGATAGCTTACAAAAAAGCTTTTTGGCCAAATGCTATAATGGTATTTTTAGGTTCAACACCAACACAGCAGACGTTAAGAAATACAAATTTAGATGCCTACCGTACGGCAATGGCTGCGAGTGTAACAGCAGCAGCAGACCCAAATGTTAAGTTTTTAAATTTGGCAACTTCTTTTGATAGAACAGCGACACCTTCTACAATTTGGGCTACTTCAGACGTTCCTGCAACGAATACAGATTGTTTACACCCCGGCACATTGATAAGCCATACAGGTATTGCCAATACAATTACATCTTATTTGGATAGCTTGAATTTACAGTTTTAACATGGTAGGAATAGAGATTTACACACCTAAATTAAATTATAATTTATTGCTTGTTTAAGATATTATGATCTGCGAAGACTACTCAACCCTAAATAACCCTGAAATATTTTCAGCTACATCAGAAGATGGAAGTATAACTATTACACCAGGTGGCTCAAAGGGTCATAGACCTGATTTTAGTGTAAACTTCCCTGGAGGTAATGTAGAATCAAACGTACTAGATAGCAGTGGAAACACTATGACTAGCACAGTAGATGCTTTGAGTGATACAGCGACTATTATTAACTCAAACTCACTTACGGCTAGTTCTAGCGCTCTTGTATCAAGCGTAAACGGAGTGTCTAGTACTTTAACACCAAGTTCGGGAACAATAGCCTACTCATTAGGTTTTGATGCGGGCGGAAGTTTAGTAAAAGAATCAGGTGGTAGTGGAACAACTAATGACATATCGAGTAGTGTAAATACTATGACAAGTGTGGTGAACGGAGTAAGCGATACCGCACCTATAGTAAACTCGAATAGCTTAACGGCTAGTTCAAGTGCTTTAACCTCTAGTATTAACGGAGTATCAAGTACCATAACGCCTTCTAGTGGAACAATAGCTAATACTTTAGGATTTGATTCAGGTGGCGGACTTGTAACGCAAGCAGCGACAGCGAATAACGCACAAATGTTTGCAACAAGTGGTGGAACGCAAATAACTAACGCCACAGTATCATTAGAAAGTGATGCCATAAGACGGAGCGGACAAACCTTACTAGGTAGTTTAAGTGGAACTTGGAGTGACGCTAACGCAAAGCTAAAGGTAGTAGGAAATATAGAGTTAGATGCAAGTACAAGTACAAGTGGTAATATTACTAAGGGTGGGGTTTTATTCCTTCATAACTATGGTACTAATAACTTTTTTGCTGGTATAAATTCAGGAAATACTTCAATGACAGGAACTAATAATACTGCCAATGGAGCAAACTCTTTTCTCTTAAATATATCAGGTAATTATAATACATCGACAGGAAACTACTCGCTATATAATAATTTAGCTTCAAATAACTTAGGAGTTGGATATTTAGCACTAGGTAACATAACTAACACTAACGCAGGAAGTTTCGTAGTAGGAACAACCTATCGGATAATAAGTGCAGGAACTACTAACTTTACTCTAATCGGTTCAGCCAATAATACTATAGGAACATACTTCGTTGCATCAGGTGCAGGAAGCGGAACAGGCACAGCACTTGCTATGGTTACTGGAGCAAGTAATATAGCAATAGGTAATAGTGCATTAAGTTTAAATACTACAGGTTTACAAAATATAGCAATTGGATTAGAGGCAGCTAAAAATATAACTACAGCTGCATCTACTACAACAATTGGGTATAAATCATTTACAAGTGTAACTACACAATCAAATAATACAGGATTAGGGGATAGAGCAGGAACTTTAAGTACAGGATTTCAAAACACAGCAATAGGCTCATTAGCTTATCAAACTGCTGTTTCAGGAAATAATAGTACTTCTGTAGGTTTTAATTCATTGGGGTTAACCACAGCGTCTAATAATACTGCTATTGGTAGTTTTTCGGGATATAATATATTAGCAGGAGCGGACAATGTATTTGTAGGAAAATATGCAGGGTATCATGTATCTCAATCAACAGGGGTAAGTAACTCTATAGCAATAGGAGCAAATACTTATACTACCGCAAGTAACCAAGTAGTAATAGGCGATGCGAATGTAACTCAAACAATATTAAGAGGCCAAGTAACGCTAAGGGGATATACCGTAGCAACACTTCCTGTAGGAATAACCGGCTCGATAGCCTACGTAACCGATGCCTTAACACCAACATATTTAGGAATAGCAGTAGGAGGAGGGGCAGTAACTTGTCAAGTTTTTTTTAACGGCAGTTCATGGCTGACTTAATATACCGAATAACCTAGTTAATATAAATAAAAATTAAATTAGTATAATATACGGAAAATTTCTTATATTTGAGTAAGATTTGTTATTATTAGTAAGTATATTTGCATAACTGAACCACGAATAATAATGAACGATACAAATACCAACAAAGGTATAATTAATGTAGGCCAATGGAACTGGCAATTAGTATTGGCTATTTCAATATTATTTACCTCATTAATGGGGTTTATTTATAAAAGCCAAGAATACCTAAAGCTTGAAATGGATAAGAAGGACTTATTCATTGAAAAACTAGAAGAGAAGGAGAATACCTATCTGATATTAAAGACTAGAATTGATGCCAACAATAAGTTGGATAGCCTAATTAAGAGATGAAATACATAGACGTTGCACTTATATTAACAATGGCTACATTGATTGTATGGCCAAAAAAAGAAGGACATTCAAAGATAAATATTACGGTAACGGACGATTCGATTAAAAAACTATATCGCCAAGCAGAATTGAGCCAAGAAAGACTAGAGAGTACAATATTTAAAGAAAAATTAAGAGAGCAACAGCTATTGAAGCATCATAGGAATTTAGAACGTAAATTTAATTTATTGAAGAGAAAAATAAAAGAAGATAGTATACAACTAAAAAAATGAAAAAATGCCAAGACTAAGACTCAGTGACGAGGAAGCCAACTTAATAGAAGCTTTTCGTAAAAATGAAGGAGTAGAAGTAGCAAAGAATGGAAAAAGAGTAGAGACAGAACCACAAGAAAGCACAACAAAGAGTAACGACTACAAAATAAAAGGATTTACAGCAATAGGACTAGATGGACTATTAATGAACATTCAAGAGTACTGTGATTATTATAAGTTAGACCACAGTAAAATAAGAAGCTACAAACTTATAAGCCACACCGCAATACCATTCTATAATATAGTTTTTTACACCACAGAGGACGATAAACTATTAAACATACCAAACTATTTCGAGGAAGTAATCAGCAAGCATATTAAGCCTGTTTTTTATATAAATAAAGAGGAAAAAGACAATGAATGGTTTGATAGGCTTGTTTATACAGACACTCATATAGGAATGGATGTAAGAGGTAATGGAGACCCTTTATATGACGGAAAATGGGATAAAGAAGAAGTTCTTAGTAGATTAAGTATAATGATAAATCATACTATAACTAATAAGAAATCAGACTTATTGATTATAGATAACTTAGGTGATTATATGGATGGACTAGGTGGAGAAACTACTAGGAGAGGGCATGAATTACCGCAAAATATGAATGACAAAGAATCATTTGATTTAGGCGTTTGGTTTGGAGTAAAGTTGGTAGATTCATTAATAACTAGGTACGATAAGATAATATGCAACAATATTGTAGAGGATAATCATAGTGGAGTATTTGGGTACTTTGTGAGCCAAGCAATAAAAGGAATATTAGAACAAAAATACACCAACGTACAGGTAAATAGCCAAAAGAAATTTATAGACTTTTATAAGGTAGGAAATCATACATTTATAACATCTCATGGTAAAGATTCAGAAGCATTAAAATTTGGTTTTAAACCACATTTAGATGATAAGCAAGCTAAGAAAATAGATCACTTCTGCAAGGAGAATAGATTATATGATGGAAATTTCATAGAGTTTTCTAAAGGAGATTCACACCTTTCATTATTTGATGATAGTACAAGTACAGATTTCCAATATTATAACTACCCTTCATTCTCGCCACCTAGCAATTGGGTAAAAAGTAATTTTTCTAATACTAAGTCCGGATTTAGATTCTTTAATATAAATAAGAAAGAGAATATCAAAAATCATTATCCTTATTGGTTTAAATAATAAAAAAATGACAGATAAAAAATGTAAAGTTGATGGATGTACATCAAAGCTAAGAATCGTGAATGGTAAAGAATATTTAATGAGAGGTTATTGCAGTAAGCACTATACTAGATATATTAGATATGGTGATATAGATTATGTAAGTAAGGTGTGTGGAGAGGATAGGCACAATAACCCATTATACAATACATGGAGTAGAATAAAAGCAAGATGTTATAATAAAAGCAATCATTCATATAAGTATTATGGAGGAAGGGGTATAAAGATGAGTGATGAATGGCTTAATGATTTTAATATATTTCTTAGAGACATGGGAGATAAACCATCCAAAATACATTCTATAGATAGAATAGATGTAAATGGTAACTATTGTAAAGAAAATTGCAGATGGGCTACTCCTCACGAACAGTGTTGGAACAGAAGATGTAATAATAAAAATATAGGAGTTTCTTATAATAAGATATGGAATAATTGGCACGCATATCTTTCTGTGAATAAGATTATATATGAAAAATCATTTGAAACAGAATTGGAAGCTATTTATTATAGAAGATACTTAGAGGAAACTTACCTATAATCACAAAGCAAAAACTTAATCACACACATATTTTAAGATGTATGGAAGCAAATAAAGAAGAATCTTTAAGAAAAGAAATGAAAAAAATGCTAGAGGAATTTAAATCGAAAGAACATTTAGATTCAATTAAAACAAAATTTGATTTAAGGTTATTTCCTAATGGATTTTTTAGTGATTGGAAAGACTACGCAAAAGATTAATTATTCTAAAACTTGCAAAATAAAGAAAAAGATATTATATTTGAGAAAGTAAACCTCCTTCAGTTGCAGATTGACAGGCTGAATAGCAAAACGATAATCGACGAAATGTTAATCAGAAATTGGAGGAGGTCTATTAAGATTTATGAAAGCAATACTAAAATTTAATCTTGATGAACCCGAAGACAGAATAGGACATTTAAGAGCAGTAAAATCATCTGACCTGTACTTAGCTTTGTGGGATATAACCCACAACACAAGAAAACAGATAGAGTGGCAATTAGATGCAAATGAACTGGATAAATACGAAGCACTTGAACTCGTTTATAAAAGAATTTATGAAATACTTGATACTCACAATATAAACATAGACGAACTGACATGATAGAAGAGACCTACATACCTAGTGCCGCTGAAGTAAAGTCTGTAATAAAAGAAACTAACATAAAGGGCTATCAAGACAGAATAGCGAGTATAAGTACCGCAATAACTTGGGGCGTAGCATTTGAAAAAAATGGCTCACTAGAATACGAATACGCATTAAGCAAAGAGAATAGAAAAAAATTAGAAGAATTAGTGATTAAACTTGCCGTGAAAATGGTAGAACTTTAAAATATGATACCAAAACAATATAATTATTTATTAGAAAACCCGCCTAAAATGGTGGCCGAAGCACTAAAACTTTATGGAACAGAAGAGAGAGCAGGCTTTGAGAACAACAAAGAAATAATAGGATGGGCAAAAGAAATAGGAGGGCAAGAAAGCCTAATGTACACAAAAGATGAAATAGCTTGGTGTGGATTAGCAATGGCAATATGCGCTCATAGAGCAGGGAAAGTAGTACCTGATAATTATCTGTGGGCAAGAAATTGGCTAAAGTTTGGCAATGAAGTAAAGAAAGGCGAAGAAGCAGTAGGCGACATATTAGTATTTAGTAGAGTAGGAGGTGGCGGACACGTAGCAATGTATGTAGGGGAAGACAGTAAGAACTTTCATGTAATAGGCGGTAATCAGAATGACATGGTGAATATAATGCCAATAAGCAAAAGCAGGCTACTAGGAGCACGAAACGAATATAAGGTGCGACCCGCTAGTGCAGTAAAAAGATTTGTAACAACAACAGGAAAAATATCAACTAACGAAGCTTAAAGAACATGAACAAAGCGAATAACGAGGCGTAGTTGAATATGAGTAAAGCGAATAACGAGGCGTGAGTGAAACGAATAACGTAGCTAAGTAAAATAAATAAAAAATGAATATAGATAAAGCAAAGGAAATATTTCCTAATATTGATATAGTAAATGTGGTAGATGGAAAAGTAGTTTTGGATAAAACCGAATACGGTTGCTTATCAGACCCATACACAACTACCATAGCGACAATAGAAACAGAAAAAGAGCCAAATATACTAGAGATACAAAAAGTAGCAAGATACTTAAACTGTGACCATTATCATATAGATAATCCAAATAGTGCTTATAAGCCAGACTATACTGCTTATAAGCCTTATTATAAGATATATATAAGTAAAATAAAAACAGACAAACAGATATATTCTTTTTTTAAAAATAATTTAAAAATAAAGATAGCGAGATTAAAGGATGAATTAAAGGATTCTGACAGTGCAGTAGACAAAGTAATAATTCCAAAAAAACCAAAAAGAAACATATAGAACCAATTTTAAATAAGAACCAATTTTAAAGCGAATATGAACATAGAAAACATACAAAAAATAGTAGAAACAATACTAGTATTAGTAAAGAGTATTGTAGGCAGAGAGAGATTTCTCCTAATCTTGATAAAGCTAGTACCACTACTTAAAGTAAAGTTTAAGCAAGTAGGTGCTGAGATAAAAGACCTAGACGAAGAAGAAATAAACTTCCTTATTGAAATGATAATAGGGCATGGCTTTGACAAAATACAGGCAGAGAACTTTTTGAACCACATGAGACAAGACGGAAAGATAACTATAAAGAGTATCATAAAGTCTTTTAAGTAAGTGACTGCAAGGAACGTGTTCAAATAGCATTTTAAGAAACATTTTTTTTCATTTTTAACCCGATTCAGAAATCCTAGATATATTTATTTAGGATTTTTTGTTTATAAAAATTAAAGTGTTATATTTGTTAAAAAAAACAAAATGAAAAGAGAAACACAAGAAAAACTATTTAACTCATTTGTAAAAGAAATGGGCGACACTATGCTATCGAAAGGGCAAGACTATACAGGCGAAGACGTACTATCCCTCTTCAAGCTTGTATCAGAAATAACTAGCGTACCTGTAGAGCAGGTTTTAATGGTGTTTATAGCCACTAAAACAGTGAGGCTAGGTAATCTACTTAAACAAGAAAAAAAACCTAATAACGAAAGCGTACAGGATAACTTAAAAGACCTTTGTAACTACAATATATTACTAGATATGATAAGGAATGAGAAGGATGGAAGTGATTTAGAGAATTCTGGACAAAAAGTAAAGCAAAGGAAATATGAGCCAACATCTGAATTAAATATCGAAGATGGCTATAATGCAAATAAGGAATTTTTTGACGCTATAAAAGAAAGTTGTAAAACAAAAGATGGCACTGAAACATATTTTGATTCCGCAAAGGCTCTGAAGAATAATATTGAAAAAGTAATTAATACACCACTACCAAAAAGAGAACCAAAAGTAGGTGATAAGGCAATAATAATTAATAGTGAACTTGATAATAGATTTATGATTGGAGATAAAGTTGAGATTAAAGGTATATACAATCATATATTCCTTTGTTTTAGCGATAATGATAACTATAATTTAACAAGAGATCAATTTGAATTAATAGAACGAGAACCAAAAGTAGGCGATAAGGTAAGAGTAACCAACAACGATGGTATAGGTTTTATGATAGGAGATGAAGGTAATATAATTGGGACTTATGAAGATGATTATATTGTAGATGTAGATGGAGGGGTTTGTCATTTAAAAAGAAATCAATTTGAATTAATTTAAAACCGAAATTATTTTGTATATTTGATAAAAAAAAATATGTGTACAGACTTTTGCAGTGAAACACCTTATTTGAATAAGTGCAACGATGGCTTTATCCTATACTTGGATAAGCCTGTAGGTTCATTTGTACAGGTTTATATCAAGCTTTATGGCGGTGGTACACTTTGTAAAACACTACAAATAGGAGTAGGACAGATAGTTAAGGTAGATTTTAAGCCTAGCGATTACTTCCACTTTAATAAGATTCAAATAAATATTAAAGACCTACAAGGAATAGATATTGCAATACCTTATAATGCAAGTACTGTTTGTGGGCTTGAACTAAACATATCAGACAATTGTGAAACTGGCTACCTCAGACTAAACGGAGGGATAGAAACCACTTGCACATGGGATTTTCCATACTACGATTGTACTTGGACTAACATAACATATAACTGTACTTGGACATTAAACATGATAACACAAATAAGATACGGCACAGCCACAACAACTATTCAGAACCCACCAATGGTAAACAGCATACTAGCTGTGAATCCATTATTTGAAGACGAATTAGACGCAATTGAAGCTGGAGCATTTGTAGCCTCAATAGTAGGCACGAATGTAGTAGTAACCTATATAGGTATGCAGGATGTAGAATTTATTGACGAAAATGGAGACGAAGTAGCTAAGAGTTGCGTGTAAAATGGAATACAGAAGAGTAGAATTACCAAATGGGAAATACCAACTAGACGTTTACGACACCGTAAAGGTAGGTAGCATACAAGATATTTGTTGCGGAACAAACCTAAAGCTAAACGGATTGAATGCAATAAGAGTAGAGTATAAACCAGGTAGCGGATACTTAGCGATAAACGAAAAAGTAGAAGAACTAAAGTTATTCTTTGAATACGCCTACGGATCCGAAAGCCTAAAAAGCTACCTAAAGAAGCGAGGAATAACAGTACTAAAAAATCAATTAGGAAATACAATAACATTACAACTTTTTGAACGATAAGTTATGAAAATACTAGGAAAAACAACCAATAGCATAAAGAGTGCGAGTAAAAGCACGCCTTATAAATCAAAACCAAAACCTTGTAGTATCTGTGGTAAAAAGTAAATACATAATAGCTGACTTGAAGCAGTGGTGGTACAGAGTAAGAGGTACAGCAGAAGCTATAATAGTAGGCTACTCCAACCTGTTCAGATACAGAGTGCTTAATAATATAAGTGATGAATACGTAGACGAATACAAGAGGAAGAAAGCCATTTGTAAAGAATGCCCACTACGAGGAAGGATGCTAGGAATACCTGTATGCTCAACTAAGAAAGAAGTAAACGGAGTAACGGGATGTGGATGCATAGAAGAAGCCAAATTATTTTCTGACTCACCTTGCCCATTAGATAAATTTTAAAAATATACAATGAATTGCCTAACCGATAAAATTGGACTACGACTATGTGGAAACACAAGTGAGTATTATGTAGATGACATACCTGGGATACCCGTAAACTTAGTATCGAGCATAAAAGACGAACAAAAGAGAACACTAACAGAATGGTTTAATAACCTAAAGGCTAGTGCGTATAAACAATTTTTAATAGAAGCAGAACTTAAATTTAGCGGTGAAAAATCATTTAACCATATTATTAGCGAAACTAACACATTCACAAGTGACCCAGCACATTACATATCTATTAACCCTAGTGATTTAGTAGGATATAAAGTAGAGATACCAACCCATGAATTTGTAGAGTATAGATTGAACCACCTAAACTTTAATGTACATACAGCAGGAACGGTAGACGTAGTAATCATTAACCTAGTGGACGGAAACTTGCTTTACAACAATACTGAGACTCTAGTAAAAGGCCGAAACAAGATTAAGGTTGACTACACAGTAACAGACCCCGAAAAGAATCTTTTTGTAGGAATAAAAAACTCCACTACCTTAACCTCTGTGTTATGCGGTGAACCTAAGTGTGGCTGTGGAGAAGAAACCGACTATGGAACACTAGAAGGAAACGTATTCACGCAGACCGATATTAAGTACTTTTGCGTGGATGCCCAAATAAGGTGCAACTTTGAAACTATGATATGTAACTACCCTGAGTTTTTTATTAATGCAATGAATTACTTCCTCGCTTTAAGTATACTAGACCACAAAGTGAACTCGTACGAAAGAGGTTGGTATTCAGATGCTAATAATAAGACTGTACTAGAGTTCACCATACCGATATTAAAGAAGAAATTCAATACCTTAATGGATTTGGCTTTAACCAACCTGTATAAGATAACGGATGATTCGATATGTTGGTCGTGCAATTCAAGACTGGCAAATAAACCAATGCTAACAAGCTACGTATAAAAATGATAAAAAAAGAAGAGTTAAGAATAGGTAATATAGTTTCATTAAATGGCGAAAGGGTTATAGTTGAATCAATAAGTGAATTACTTAATTATAAATACGAATATAATCACATTGATGGAATGCCTATAAGTATAGAAGAACTTGAAAGGTTTGGATATAAAACTTATAGATATATAGGAACAGGCGACTTTAATTTAGGAGGAGAAAAAAATGTAAGTATATTTGACGAAAAGTATAAGAAAACATATTGGTATAAAATACACATTAGCTCAAATATTGATAATTCATGGATTATTGAATACAGTATACCTAGCCTAGATAAAGAAGACATATCAATAATGGGTATTAGAACATTGAGGTATATGCATGACCTACAAAACATATACCAAGGAAATACCGGACTAGAACTTTAGAATATGTTTAAATTAGTAAAAAGCAACGGAGATATAATATTTGACTCACATTACGAGGTAGTAGGAGAGATATGGAAACTAAGTGATAAATCAAGATACAGCCTTTATATTAATGCAGGATTAACAGATATATCATGCGAACTATTTATTAACGACGTACTATGCAGAACAGTATTCGTAGACAGTGGTAAGACAGGTTGCATAACATTTAAAACAGGAGTAGCAGACAAAATAAAAATAAGGAGATACCCAATATTATGAAAATCATAGAAACAAACGAGCCTTTCGTGCTTTTAAACAACCTTACAGGCGAACAAATAAGAGCTGTAAGAGCAATATTTGATGCTAAGATAGCTAGTAAGGTAGAGGTAATTCAAACACCAAATCCATCAGAAACGCCATTAGTTACTCCATCAGTTATACCATCAATTTCATCACTTCAAGTATCGAACTTTAAGATTTCAGTAGCTTGTGATGTAGATGGAGGTAAGCAAAAGAATATAAGCTGGACTACCAATGTACCTTCAGAGGTGCTGTTGGGAACTTACGTAGGAGGTAACTCACTTTGGATGCCATCAAGCACTACTTGGAAGCTAAAGATAAGAGAAATAGGAACAGGAAACTATGTAGATGTAGAAGTAAACTCGGGAGCTTGCGGAGCACCAGGTAGCTATAAGATAGGTGGAACTACAGTAGTAAGTGAAGTAACTACTGTAACAAATACATCAACAGTAGTCACATCTAAACCTATAGAAATACAGACCACTAATTCATTCGCACTTAAAATACCGCAATTAAACATTGCACCTTTAAACCAAAGAATTAAGTTATCTAAAAAGATTCAGTTTCAAACAAGTGCTTGGAGTGCCGGTAGAAGTGAATATGGTAACTCTGGAATGAAGTTTCAATTAAGCAGAGATGGGCGAGTTATTTATAACTTAGAAGCAAGTGATAATGAATTTCCTAAAGAAATGAATAATGCATTTAATCTAGGCTCGCACCCTGACGACTTAAAGAACAACCACCCAACAAGCACTAGATTAATCCTACCTGAAGGAACTTATAAAGTAGAGTATCAAAACAACAGTAATATAGATTACCCAATTGTACTAACCTTGATAGACGCTAAAGACGCTGCTTACTTCGTGTACTATCCGTGTGGCCTAAAAAAGCCTGAAACATTATTCTACAAGCAATTAAACAAAGGAGAAAGCATTACTGCCAACCTTACACTACACGATACTGTAGGAGTAGTAAAACAACAAGGTGAGAACCTACATCGTGGAGTATTTATTAATTTTATAGTAGATGGAAAAATTAGCTTAGAAAGATTTCAAGTTGACTTTGGAAATAATCAGTATCAGACATTTGATTACTTTAGAGCTGTTTCAGCCACTGAAATTAGTAAACTTAGATACGTGATGGAAAAAGACCACTCTAAATTCATTGAGATTGCATTCTATCCTAACTCTGACGAGTTTGAAGTAATATCTAAGAACGGGATTGATGTAGCCGAAGAACACGTGGACTTAACTCAATCTGTATTTCAACTTGTAAACTACGGAACGAATGGAGTTAAATTCTCTAATTTTAAAATGACAAACAATGCAGGATATGAAATGAAAGAAGACTTTGGATCTATCATGCAAAAGAAGAACGGTGAATTAGTGGAAAACGGAGACGAAAATATAGTGATTCCTTTTATAAATGGAAAGTATCAAAGCACTCAGCAGTGGCGTTATAATTGTGAGCAATGATATTAATGAACACCCGTGGCTTTGACGATGTGATTAAGAAAGTAGAGCTATACTATGGAAAGGTTATTGAAGTAACCAATGATGTAGCGATAGAAGCTAGAAAGCTTATACTAAAGCGAATAGAAGAAGGTAAGAACTCTAGCGGAAAACAAATGAGAACAAAATCAACCGACAAATATGAGGGAGACATATACTCTAGGTGGCAAGGCGAAGACAGGGCAGATGCAGGACTAACTACTAGTAGAATGACATTAAAGTACTCTGGTGGGCTTTACAATAACTTCACCTACAGAAAGAACTATAAGAAGGCACAGAACTTTAAGTTTATACTTCAGTTTTATGTAAAGAACGGAAGAGTACCAGGCAGGAACATAAGTTACGGAGTATTAGCAGCCTACCACGAAGAAATACAGGGAGATATATTTAAACCAACAAAAGGAGAACTAAATAAAATAGGTAAACTCTGGAAAAAACAATTATAGATATATAACGAAGTTATGACACTACAAGACGTACAAGATATTTTAGAAAGCGTATTCGATGACCGTGCAAAATACGCAGGGTTAGTAGAAATGACGAAATCTAGGATAGATACCGAAATGGTAGACGTATTAAGAAAAGTAGGGCAAACAAGTAACTTTACACCCGTGACGTATGATAGAGGAGTGCTCGTGTTTTATACAGTAGACCCATTTACAGTAGACCAATCAGGCTATTCAAAAGTACCACTTACTATAACTATACTTTCAGATGATTATGATGACTATAAAGAAGTATTAGGGTTACTATCGAGTGAGTTTAATAGCGTAGACGTAACCCTAGATTCGCAAGGAATATATGATAAATACTTTGTAGAAGATGAAAATAGGCCATTCCAAAACTATGCAGGAGAGTATAAAGTAATAATAGGAGATGACTTTTCACTATCTTGTACTACTGAATACAACTATAGCTGTAGAGAAAGAAAAAGTGAAGACTGTACTACAAGTGTAATAGGAATACCGCCAGGCGGAGAAGAAGGAGATGTATTAGCTAAGATTGATGGAACTGATTATAATGTAGAGTGGATTGCAAGTTCTAGTTCTGCAATAAGTTTAGATGATATACAAGATGTAACTATTGCATCACAACTTAATAGGCAGGGATTATTTTATGATTCAAGCTCGGGACTTTGGAAGAACAAGTTTAGTTGGATTGATTTGGTAACAGCAGGAACAATGACTACAACCACACTAATAACGGGGGGAACGGTTTACACTTATCTATATTCAGGTTCAATTAACCGTTACAGATACGTTGCCACAGGGATTGACAGTTTTTATTCAACTTTTAGCGGTGGTGTTTTGAGTAACTTAATTATAGAACGATATTTTTAATAAACAATAATATGATAATTACACAACCATTTGAAGCAGGCGGTAAGATTTGGGATCAATACGGAATTAGTTTGGTCATTAACGAAAATGAAAACGGAGTTGCAACGGTGTTGACTTTAACACCAATGAGAACCGAAAACGGGATAAATGAATTTTTAACAGACCCTGAATTTATGCCAAAACCGATTATCTTTCCTAATATTATGGCAAGTTCAGATAGTCATATTTTGTTGGCGGTTGGTAAGGTTAAATCAGCTATTCAGGAATATTTAACAAGTAAAGCAATATAAGACATGGCTAATGTATATGCGACCAAAACAGGCAATTGGAGTGATATTACCGTTTGGAATACGGGAGCGTTACCAACAAGTTCAGATGATGTTTATGCCAATGGCTTCACTGTTACCGTCAATCAGGTAATAAATGTATTAAGTATTCGTACCCAATCCAATACGGGTATTAATGCCGGAGGTGGTTTTACGTTATCAACCGCCTATAATGGCACAGCTGATATTTATGCAGGAACAACAGCTTGCTTAACTTATACAGCTAATGGTTGCAATTGGATAGGTAATTGCAATGGTGGTAGTGCATCTGCATCGTATGGCATTAATAATAATAGTTCAGGAACATTTACTATAACAGGTAATTGCAATGGCGGTAGTTCGTTAGATACTTATGGCGTCAATAATAATAGTTCAGGAACAGTAAACATAACAGGTAATTGCAATGGCGGTAGTGGAACCGGTAGAAGTGATGGTGCTAGAAATAATAGTTCAGGAACAGTAAATATAACAGGTAATTGCAATGGTGGTAGTGGGGTAGATGCTCATGGTGCTAGAAATAATAGTTCAGGAACAGTAAATATAACAGGTAATTGCAATGGTGGTAGTGCAACAAGTAATTTTGGCACACAGAACACGAGCATAGGCATAATTACCATAATAGGAAACTCCACGGGAGGAATAGTGTCCGGAGCGTCAGGGGCAAATAATGCAAGTACAGGAACTTTGACAGTAACTACAGCAACCGCAAGTTCATCAACCAATATACTAGCAGCTGGGGTAAATGGTGCAGTATTGGGCGGCATTACACGAGTAAAAAATATTATTTTCGGTTCGGCAGGGCAAACACCAATTTCAGGCTATATTAGATTTGAAAATGGAACTGATAATACAGCCAATGTTTTAAAACAGAACGGAACAACAGTTGCATTATCGGACCCATTGAACGTATCAAACTTAGTTCCGGCAATTGCCAATGTAAGAAGCGGAATAACTTACAATAACGGAACACAAACAGGAACTTTGATAGTGCCTTCACCAAGTAACGTAGTTAAGGACGTGGCGACCGATAATACAGTAGGTACATATTCAACTACACCGGCATTAATTGCAACTGAAATATTAACAAAATTACTTTCAGGAACTGATTTTAATACGGTTGGAAGTTTTGGAAAATTATTGAAAGATAATGTTGATGCAACGGTTTCAAGCAGACTTGCAACAAGTGGATATACAACACCACCTACAGCAATTGCGATAAGGAGCGAAATTGACACCAATTCTACAAAATTGGATGCAACAGTAGGTTCAAGGTTGGCAAGTTCAAGTTATACAGCACCGCCAACAGCTTCGTCAATTAGAGCAGAGATAGATAGTAATTCAACAAAGTTGGATGTAACGGTAAGTTCAAGATTAGCAACTTCAGGCTATACAGCACCAAATAACAGCGATATAACAGCAATAAAAGCCAAAACGGATATTTTGGTGAATACAGATTTAAGTCTAGTTGCACTAGAGTCTACATCACAGAGTATTAAAACAAAAACTGATTCTTTAGTAAATACTGACCTTAGTCTGGTGTCCTTAGAATCTACATCACAGAGTATTAAAACAAAAACTGATATGCTAGTAAATACTGACCTTAGTCTAGTAGCCCTAGAATCAACTTCGCAAGAAATTAAAACTAAAGTAGATGCTTTAGAAAATACTGATTTGAGCTTAGTAGCTTTAGAAAGCACTTCGCAGAGTATAAAGGATAAAACTGACACTTTAGTAAATACTGACCTTACTGGAATAGCTCTTGAATCAACTTCGCAAGAAATTAAGACTAAAGTAGATGCTCTTGAAAATACTGATATTACTGGTATAGAAGCTGATTTAATACAAATGAATGAAGGTCTACAATTAGCAAGTATTTTAGTTCCTTATACATTAGACTTATAATAAAAATACCTTTATAGAATATTATTTATATTCTATAAAGGTATCAAATTTATTCCAATCATCTACAGCACGAAATTCATCTGAAGAACCCTTCATAAACAGAACGTTCTTTTCGGTAGTGCGTTTTTTTTCCTTAACTGTAACTACGTCTTTTTTGTACACGTCATATATCTGGCCTGTATGAATATTAATATACATCATTGTAGCCTGCGATAAGTAGTAATTAACTTCCTCTTAACCTTGTAATCGTCATAAGATGCTTTGCCTGTATAATCTAGTTTAGTGGCTGTAAACCACACTATAGAAGTGTCATTTACAGCCTTAGAAAGTGGCACAGAAAGCTCTTGTACTTGCGGATATTCAGGATAGCCTGTAACGTTAGAATATCGGTCTAAATCCCAATCTTTTCGAACATAGAAAAGACGAGAAGGCTCAATGGATTCTTGCTTGCAAGACATTAAGAGTAATAAGAGTATTTTTTTCATTAGTTTTTTATTTCTTTATACCATTTTTTTAATTGTGTTCTTATTTTTTCAAGCTTTAAATTATTGTCGTAAATTCTCTCTATTTCAGCATCTAGCTGTGAAAGTCGCATCTTTTTCATATTATCAATATAAATCAACTTTCGTATTTCGGATTCATCTGATAATGGTTTATAATTATGACTTTGCGAAACATACGGATTGAAGTCTGTTTTTGGATTAATGTTTATTTGTGTTGCCATTATTTATCTTTTTTAAATGTTCCATTTATAGTCTTTCCTGTCCTGTTCTTAATCACATTGTAAGCTGTTTCAAGACACACTTCAATGTCTAATCCGTTTTGCTTTGCTAATATAATCAAAGTTACCATCGTATCCCCAATAGCATCAATCAATTCAGCTTCATTTCCACTCCCTAATGCCGTTCCAATTTCGGCAACCTCCTCCACTACCTTTGCGAATTGCGGATATGAATTTTCTTTTTTAAGTAGGTCTTTATTTTCTGCCCACTCAATTACATTATTGATTACGTTTTTCATTTTATTTTTGTTTTAGTTCTGATATGTATTTTTCAATAATTTCAATTCCATAAACCGAACACACGTCTTTTTGTAATAATACATTCAAAAAGTCAATAGTTCTTTCAGCTTGCCAATTTGCACCTTCTATAAAACCCAATACGCCTGTTTTATGAATATTGCCCCATTCTCTATTAGCAGCTTCTTCAATCGTTTCGTTTTTCATTTTAATTCGTTTATAATGTCCAATAATTCTTGTTCTGTTTTAATATTATAATTTTCTGAATCAGGCAAGCAATAAGTAACTGTTTTGTAACTTTTACCCAACTTATATTCCTTACATCTATAAGCACCTGTATTTTGACATTTATAGTGTCTTTCTACAACATCATTTGACATCCAAACATTTAAAAATTTCCAATTAAACATTATCTTTTTTTTAATAAATTTTTATATTTATCCATCAATTGCTCATTATCCATTTTAAAAAGACCGCTATGCTGTCCATCTTTTGACCAAACAGAACATTTGGAAGTATATGATAATTCATCAACCCAATTAGCAAAATCAATTGCAAATTTTTCTTTTTCTGTATTTTCATTTTCAGGTTTATTTAAAATTTTATTTATAAATACTTCTGTTTTTTTAATTGATGGGTTATCATTGTAACCAAAATCTTCTCGTGCTGACATATTATTTATTTAAGGTCATTTATAATGTTTATCATTTCCTCCTTCGTGTAATCGTCATCCAAAAACACCAAGTTTGGCTTGTATGTCTTGTTCGGCTTTTCTAGTGATGCATTTCTCCATATATTCCCATCGCATGAAACAAAAAAACCATTTGAATTTTTTGTAATAACAAAAAGTAGTGATGCGTTTTCTATATTGTCATCCCAACACCACATTTCCTTATTTATCAAAATGATTCCGTATTTGGCTTCGAGTGATTTAGTTCCTTTTTTGACTATTTCAAGATTTGGCTCAGTAAATGAAATAGTGGAGCTTGAACTATTTACATAAAAAAAAGTACTATAAACTTCCTTAACTTCGCAAGCATTTCTTTTAGAACCCCATGCAACCACATCCCCGACTTTAATACCTAATTTATTCATATTCTTTCTATTTTAACGTTTAATTTACCTTGTTTTAAATCACCTATTTTTGAAAAAGCTATCCTGCTTAAATCAATAGTTTTATAACTACGACACCTATCGGATACTTTAACTACTACACTACGACCCTTGCTTGATACACGAAGCACCGAACCAAGAGGATAAAGGCGTGTAGCACAAGTATACTCGGACTGACTAAACCTAGTGCCTGAAGACGTAAGCTTGCCCTGAAACGACATGGCATAAAATGTACATATTATTAGTATTTTCATATCTCTATCTTATAACGTTTAACTAACTCATTAAATTCATTCATAAAATTATCCTGCACTACCTCGCCTTTTTCGTTTAATTGAAAAGCTATTTTAGCAGAGTTTTCGTATAAGGTGATTAGGAGTTCTATTTGACTGGCAACCTCCTCTGTTTCATCTTTATTCAACTTATAATAAGCACTAAACCACCTTTCTAACCTAACTAAGAAGTTCTTAGCGGTGAATTTAAGGTCGTTTGAGAATATCTTAGTATCAAGCGAGTAGTCGATATAGCCAAGTGATGCCTGAAGTGTACCAATAAGTAGTAGTACTGTTTCTCTTTTCTTATCCATTAATCTCTCTTAATTTAGCTTGAAACTGTTCTTGTTTTTTGTTGGCACTAGCTCTATAAACGTTGCGTACTTGAATGAGAATGGCTTTATCGACAGCATCTAATTGTATAGACAAGATTATATCGAACCTACTAAAAACAAGCGTTTTACCATCGTGAATAAAAAATGTATTTACATTCTCTTCCTGCTCTAATGCCCAAAGACATTCTTCTGTGGATAGCTTCGACCAATCTTGTGTATACTTTTCGTGATACCCGTATACATCAAATCCTTTTTCTGATAAATAAGTTTCTATTTTCATTTTTTTATTTTATAAATTTACTATTTCATGCAATTGGTTATTTACTTTTTTGTAGAATTCCATAAACTCTAATTCAGTACTTTCTTTCGCATCTATTGCAAATGGTAAATCAGCGTGTAGTTGATGGATTCCTGCTTCAGTTACAGATATACAATGCGTATCACTATAAATCTTGAATTGATGTGCCGAAGTTTTATAGTAGGCTGGTAGGCTAATTTGAACTTTTTCTTCGATTGTTTTTTTAATTGTAATTTCCATTTTTCCTTTTCATTTAAATTATGGACAAATATAATAGACTAAAAAATAGAAAACAAGGAAAACCGCAAAATATTAATTATTTTTGTTTAAAAAATTATATGATAAAAGATTTGAAAGAAAATACAGCTTGTGGGCAATTTGAAGAATGCCAAAAATTAGGAATAGTAAACTTAGAACCCGATTTCGATTTAAATGGAATTGAGTTCTATTCATTTACAGGCGACTACGATACAATGCCAACCCTCCGGTATCTACAGATACAAAGTTCGGTAAACTCATTTGAAAAGTTTGGAATGACATACGAAGTAGCTAAGGATTATGTAGAAGACGCTATAGAACAACTACTAAACGTGAATGTAGATGACCACGATATTAAGGATAAATTAAACTCACTTTTAATCACGCTGAAGGTGTTTAAGAGCCACCAAAAAGAATTGGATCAAACTGGACTGTTATTAGAACTAGCAAGCCTAGTGTATATAATGAAGAAAGAAGACCCCTATAAGGTAGACTTTAACACCAACGCTGAAAAGATAACACTATGGGCAAATGCTATCGCTGCTGAGGGGGAGCAAGGCAGACTACTCCCTTTTTTCTCAAAAAGTCTGAACTTGCAATCAGCAGGCTTAACGAAACTATTCAGTCAATTCAATATGCTTTCAACCCAAGTGAAAAGCGAATCACAGATAGCGGAAGCGAACCTAATGAGAAATTCACTAATATTAGATATAGCGAGATTACAAGAGGGCTTGCAAGGTTCAACACAATTGTCGCCTTTAAGGAAAGCTGTACGAGGCTATCGGGCTACCTTAGGTGTAGCCAATTTGATGCTGAAAAGCTAGGAATACTAGACTATATAGGCTATAATAGCCAACTGAATAAGAGTATAGAGAAAGAGAACGAGGAGATTGAAAAACAGAACCGCAAAAATAAATAAGGCCAATAGGTCTATTGAATATGGCTAATGAAACCGTTTACTTTGAAATACAAGTAAAGAACCTAGATGATTTATTAAAAGTAACAGGTACTTTAAAGGCTATGACTGCCGACCTAAAGGTTGTAGCTAAGTCATATAAAGACTTGTATGAGCAACAGAAAACCTCGATAGCTAACCTAGCTAACTTGGAAGACACTGCTTTAAATAGGTCAATAATTCGGTCTGACAATAGAAGGAGAAATAAAGAAGCCAATTCAAAAGCGGAAATAGCCACCGCTAGAGCAACCGCAATAGCTGAAGAGTCTGCCGCTAAACAAGCCTCACTAGCACAAATAACGGCTAGTAAGCTCGCTAAAGACCAAGTAATAAAAGACAATGTAGCGAAGACTAAAAGTACACAAGATTTTGGAATATCGCTAAATAAAGTTAGTGGTATTCTAACAACATTTGGAGTGGCACTTGGAGTTACTGGTGTTACAGATTTTGCAAGGTCAATATTTGATGCGCAAAGTAAAGTAGAGGCACTAAAACTTACACTAGGAAACTTACTAGGAAATGTAAGTGGAAAATCACTTTTTGCACAATTCCAACAATTTACTACAGAAACCCCATTTACGTTTGAAGAAACTATAAAAGGTGTAAACCAACTTGTAGGCTCAATGAAAGCAGTGGGGCTTTCGTCACAAGTAATATCAAGAGACGTAATACCAACACTAAGAAGCCTTGGAAACTCGGCTAGTGCATTGGGAGGCGGTGATAAGCTAGAGCGACTTACGTACGCTTTTACCCAAGTACAAGCCGCAGGAAGGCTAATGGGTACAGAGGTAAGGCAAATAGCTGAAACGGGATTTCCTTTAATGGCGATACTTGCCGACAACCTAGGAATAAAGGTATCGGAACTACAAGAAAGAATACACAATGGACAAGTAGGATTTTCGGAGTTTAAAAAAGCAATACTAGATGCAGGAAATGCAGGAGGAGTATTTGCGGACTCAATGACAATACTAGCCACTACCGTAAAAGGTAAGATGGATATATTGAAGGATAATATATTCTTTGCTAAAGCGGCCATTGGAGACAATTTTAGTGCCATGGCTAAAAGCATAGTTGATGCCACTAATAATATAGTAACAGCACTATTTGGAACAGAGAATGCAGTAAATAGAACAGTAGCAGTATTTTCAGGCCTTGTACAAGGACTGTTAGCGTGGAAAACTATTATGAATGCAGCGGCTATAATACAAGGAATAATAGCGGCAAAACAAGCGATAGTGAACAGTGTAGTAGCCACAGGAACTATAATAAGAAACCTATATAACGGAACGTACACTGTAGGCATGCTGATACAAGGCAGAAAGGTATTATTAGATACTAAAGAAACTACAGGAATGGCACAGATGGGTGCAGTTATGTTAGCTAATGTAGCAGCGAAAGAAGCACTTGTAGCAGCTGAAGCTGAATTAATACTAGCACAAAATGCACTTGGTGTAGCTATGCTAAAAGGCAATGCAATAGAAATAGATGCAGCTATAATAACTGCGGCAGATGCAAAAACAAAAGTAGGATTAACGGCAGATACAGTAGCATTAACAGTAGCTAACCAAGCAGCCGCAACATCATTCAGAACCTTAAACCTGGCGATGGGTGTAATAGGAATAGCTATCACAGCCGCTTTTGTAGCATACCAATACTTTAATGCAGAGCAAAAAGAAGCTATAAAACTACATAGTGAAGAAGGTAGACAACTAGAGGAATCGAGAGCTCAAATAACAGCACAAGTAGGATTGATTAAAGACCTCGCCTATAACACGAAAGCTAGGAATGTGCAATTGGAGATACTAAAGAACAAGTACCCTGAATACTTTGGGTTAATAGATATTGAAAACACCAAGAATGAGCAATTAGAAAGGATATTAAAAAGTGTAAACAAAGCATTTGATTTAAGAATAGAATTAAGCGATATTGCCTATAAGTCGGATTTGCAATTAAAAAGAAGAGGTGGATATTTAGATGATGAAGCCGAAGCATTAAAAAGAGTAAATGAAGAGAACGGCAAGAATCTTTCACTACAGCAAAGAGTACTTGAAGCTAGAAGGAAAGTAGCAAGTACAACCGGTGAAAAAATAACAAGTGCTGAAGCAGACTTACTAGCAAGCCAAAAAAACCTAAGTATAAGTGCAATAAACTTGCAAAGATATGCTCAAATGACGCAGGAAACAAATGACAAGCAAACAAAGTCTTTGCTAGATAATGCATTAATACAGAAGAATATAAACCTGGAAAATGCAAAAGGGTTAAAAGACAAAATGAGAATAGAAAAAGAATATACTGAATATATAAAAGGAATACAAGGTACTGCGGGTGATAACATAAAGGCTGGTGCAGGAGGTGGAGCAGGAAAAGGTGCGAAGGAATTTAAGCCAAGTAAAGAACTAGAGAACAGAAGGAAAGAAATAGAACTGCTAAAAGAGCTTGGACAAGAAGGATTAAGAGATAAGCTAGACCTATTAGAAAAAGAGCGAGAGGCTGAAATACTAGAGGCCAATGAAAGATACGGCAAGAAAGCAGAGGTATTTTTAAAAACAACTAAGCTTTTAGAAAAATATGCCATAAAGGAAAATAAGCTTGTAGAAGAAGCAAGTAAAGAAAACCTAAAAACAATTGAGCAAGCTGATAAGGAGCGCATAAAACTGCTTAAAGAACTAGAGGTAGCTAAGAAAGCCATTGTAGAAGATGCAGAAGAAGCTAACCTAGACCTAATGAAAGCTAGTGAACTAGCTAAAGCTGAAAGCGAAGAAGAAAAGTATCAGATAAGCGTAAAATACGACAAACTAGAATATGACCTAAAAAGAAAACGACTTCTTGCTGAAATACAAAACAATAGCGATGAAATAACATCACTACAATACTCTGTTGAGTTTAAAAAACAAAAGGCCGCCGACAACATAAAGCTAATACTAAAAGAAGGTAAAGACAGGGAAGATGCGATAAAAATAAGCAATGAAGCGATAGATAAAGAGAATGAAAGTGCGATATTAAAGATAGAACTAGATACACAAAAGCACTACGGAAAACTCGTAGAATTAGATGGTAAATACCAAGTAAAGAAACTAGAAAACACGACTAAGAATAATGATAGGATAAAGAAAGATACTAAGGCGTTTCTTGATGCGGTAGAAAGAATAGAAGTAAATAATAAGATAGCTAGATTAAAAACTATTGAAAACTTCCTAAAAGGAACGCAAACAGCATTAAAAAGTGTAGCAACTGCTTACGGGAACTTTGGAACGGCATCAGCTAAGGTAAATGCAGCATTTGTTAATAATTTAATAGATTCTGTTGGAAGTGTAATAAATAGCGTTAAAGCTGCTAGGGAAAATCTAAAGCTAAATAGGGATGCAGTAAAAAAGCTAGAGGAAACTTATGCCGAGGCGAGAAAGAATGCAAAAAAAGGCTCAAAGGAATTGGAAGAAATTGAAAAGGAGTATAATAAAGCTAGTAAAAAACTAAAAGAGGAGCACATAGCAATATCTGCACAAAAATACGGAGAGTACGCTAAACTTGCCATTAATGTTATAGGTAGTGCTATTATAAGGCAAACCGCATTAGAACTAGATGGAATAAACAGGCAGATTGAGAATACAAAGACTGGGTATGACCAAAAAATAGCAGTACAGAAAAAAGCACAAGATGATGCACTAGCACTACTTCAAGATGGATTTGACAAGGAAGAAAAGATAAGAGCAGATGCACAGTTTAAAAAGGATGCTAGTATAGAAGCCGCTGCGGCAGCAGAAAGGAATAAGGTATTAGCAAGAGCATCGCAAGCATTAACAACACTCGCCGTAAATAATGAAGAGGCACAGAGGATAAATAAAAAAGCTGGGGATGAAGAACTTGCACTTAGAGAACTGTATAATGAAAGCTTAAATGCAAAAGATGTAAGGAGGCGTGATGAAGCTGAGAAAATAGTAAATGAAGGTGTACAAAAAATACGTGAAGCACAAGTAGAAGAACTTAAAGACCTTGTAATAAACCAAGCGGCTACACAAGATATACAAAATGAAATAAATAGAATAAAAATAGATGCATTAGCAGAAGATATTAGAATAAGAAAACTTTATGCAAATGACATAGCATCGACAGATAAAGCTATTAGCGACAAAGCAAAAGCAAGCCAAGCATCTGATTTAGCAGACCTTAAAGCTACTACTAAGCAAAAAGTAGATACACTTCTTGTTGAAAAAGACGAAACAAAAGAAATTGTAATTGCAAGAACGGATACTGTAAATTCAATAGTAAAAGAAGCGTCTGATGCAATAGTAAAGATAGACCAAAAAGAAAAAGCAGACCTATTTAACTCTCGTACAACTTTTGACCAAGTAGAAATAGATGCAAAAATAGCTAAAGATGCCGCTTTATTAGCGCAAAAAGAAGCTACAGATAAAGCTAATGCAGAATTGGAATACGAAAAGAATTATAAGCTGTGGCAACTAGAGGTATCGAGAATAGATGCTGAATATAAACTAAAGGTACAGGAACTTAAGGTATCGCAAGCACTAGCGGCAGTAGAGATAGGTATTCAAGTGGCGATAATGACAGCTAAACTAGCTGCTACATCACTTGTAGTTGGATTGGTTATAGCTGCCGCTTCTGCTGTAACTATATATGCTTTATTAAGAGCTATTCCTGACCCTCCAAAACAAGAACTTCCTGCCGAACCTATAAAACCATTCTATAAAGGAACTGACAATACTAGCGAGAATGCACCAAGAAGACGAGTAGACAACAAGGGAGGATTTCAAGCAATATTGCACCCTGATGAACAGATATTCAGCAAGGAACAAGTGGATACTATGACAAGAAGTAATGGAGGCGTAAGAATGACCCGTAATGACGTAATGAATAAGATTATGAACTACGACACCGTGAACTTGAAGGGCATTACACCAAATATAGTGAATAGAATACAGAACGATAACTCAAAACTAGAGAAAGAGATAAAAGGACTAAGAAAAGACCTACTAGCACTACAAGGGCAAGCTAAAATAGTAAACCAAGTAGACAAGAGCGGATTTAATACCTACCTACAGACTAGGAGTAAAAAGATAAACGTATTGCAAAATAAGTATAAACAAACCTTGTAGAATTTAATAGTAAAGTTATAACTATAATTATAATAAACCAACCTGATACCTTAACGGGTATAAAATATATTAAAACTAACAAACTGATACCCTAATGGGTATAAAAATATGTATCAATTAAACCAACTAAACAGAGCCTATTACGAACTAAGCGACTCGATAAAAGACAACTTTATAACTATAGGATTTGGAGGAAGAAACTCCTCTAAAAGTTATTCTGTAATGCAAATTGTAAACTTCCTACTATGGAATAACCCCGGTATGAATGCAATATGGTACAGAAAAACCCAGGCCGACTTAAAAGAAAAAGCCTTTAGCCCATTTAAGGTAATGATAGAAAAGCTAGGACTAGGCGAGTACATTAACTGTGTGTTTCACCACCTATCGAAATGCATAACCTACCCAAATGGAAACCGACTACTGTTTGACTTTTGTAGTGAAGATAAAGCAAAAGGAGTAGCGAATATCCAACTCATAATCATTGACGAGATAGATCAATTAAGCCTAGAAGACTTTATGATGATTATAACCTCATACCGAGGTGATGACAGCATACGATTTGTGTTTATGTTTAACCCTGTAAGTAAGAAACACTGGCTATACAATACGTTTTTTGAAGAAGGTAGTTTATACCACGAACTATCAAAAAGATTTCACTACACTATCGAGGATAATAAATTTGCGACTAAGTTTGATTATATGAACCTAGACGCACTAAAAGACATAGACGAGACTACTTGGCGAGTATGCCGGTACGGAGAATGGGGCAATGTGATAGTAACCAAACCTTTCCTAGACGGATTCTCATTCCTTTATAACCTAGCGAAAGAACCTATCCCGTTCTTCAGTGATTATCCACTCGCCATAAGTTTTGACTTTGGGCAATCAGAAACTTGTGTGTATGGGCAAAGATTCCACGACTATGACATACAGAGCGACATCAGTTTAAGCGACTACTTTAACGAAGATAAGCACGCATACACGAGACTAGGAGAACAACGAATAGGTGGAGCACAAAGTAACCTAGAAGTAATAGTACAAAACATAGTGAACAGATTCGGAACAGATACGCAATACGAAATAGTAGGTGATATAGCAGGAGGCGGTGGAAGCACAGCAGAGAGATATGCAGAACTAGCTAGACTATTCGAAGATAAAGGATGCTATAACGTAAAATTCCCGCCAAGAATTAAGTTACTTCAAGAAAGTAGCAGAGCAGTGAGTAACTACTTATTCAGAGCATCGCTAACAAACTACCTAGTGTGTGAAACGAATTGCCCAGGACTGCTAAACGACATAAGGAGTGTAAAAGTAGATATATTTGGTAAGATGGATAAGATAGATGCAATGGCGAGCGATATAAGTCACTTCGGTGATGCAAATAGATACCTAGATATATACCATGGATTGAAAACGTTTATTAAAAAGAACCCATACTACTCAGGAATGGCACTACGACAAGCAGATAGAGATAGGGGAGAAGATTTGGAATAAATTTAACAAAATATTTGGAAATGTAAAATCTTATAATTACATTTGTGAGCACCCGGACTACTGGTGTGACCGTTTAATAGGGGTGAGATTAAAGACCTTGCCCCTAAATTTAAAAATAAAGATGAAGAAAAATAAGTGATGGCAAAAATAAATTTAGATAAATATTATACATCAAAAGAACTTTCGAAATATTGTATTGAGCTGGTAAATGGATTAGGATTAGAAATAACTGAAACTATTGAGCCGAGTGCAGGTAATGGAAGCTTTAGTTTACAAATACCAAATTGTATTGCTTATGACTTAGAACCTGAACATGAAAGTATTATTAAGAAAGATTTTCTAAAACTTGAATTGCCTTACAAAAAAGGAAGGTTATTCATTGGTAATCCGCCTTTTGGAACACGAAATACTTTAAGTGTTGCTTTTTATAAAAAATGTTGTAAAATTGGAGATTATATTTCTTTTATTCTACCTGTAAGCCAATACCAAAATAACCAACAAATGTATGAGTTTGATTTGATTTGTTCAGAGGTATTACCATTGATTGAATATAGTGGCATTAAATTATTATGTTGCTTTAATATATATAAAAGACCTGAAAATGGCGTAAATACAAAAGCAGTAGATTACAAACTAAACGATGTATTTGTCGGTGAATATAGAAGAGGTGGTACATATAAAAAACCTGAAATATTTCATTTTGCAATGAATACATATGGTGCAAGTATTGGTAAGGAAGTGAAAGAAATAGGAACATTTTGCCAAGAAAACTATATTATTATTAAAAATGAAATATATAGAGAAAAGATTTTAGAAGTGATGAAAAATACAGATTGGAAAAACTTATATCCATTTATTTCTTCACCTAAAATTCAGACATGGAAAATTTATAAATATTTAAAAGAACAAATACCTGAAATAAAATGAAAAAAGGAAAACTAAAAATCACAAAAGACCTATTCTGCTACACAATAGAGCAGATACGACTACAAGAACGAGCGGAAAAAGAATTTGCAAAATCATTTGAAAAGATGTTTCCTGATTCCACAGTAATGTGCTACAATAATAAGACTTACCAAGCCTTAATGGAACTACTGATTAATGCTATGCAAGACGATGGCGATTGGATAATGTATTTTATGTATGAACTAGAGTACGGAATGAAGTGGAAGAAAGATGTAGCGAACAGAAGCAATGGGACGGGTATATGCCTAGCTACAAGCGGAGACCTTTACGATTTTTTAATGGAAGACTAAAACATTAAAATATTTTTAATTATGGATATAACAATGTGTACCAACAAAAAGTGTGAACTTAAAGACTGCTATAGAAAGACGGCAACGCCTAGCTATTGGCAAGCGTACTGTGAGTTTGACTTCAAGAAGAAGGATGGTGAAACTATTTGTGAGTGGTATTGTAAAAGGTAACGTCAAAGCATACACGAAGGCGGGGCTTCTTTAACCCGAACATACATGATAAGCGTTCCGCCCCGCTTTTGTGTATGCCATGTTATAGGGCGTTTTTAGTTATGTGGACAAAATTAGAAGTATATAATGGAAATATTTTTATTGGTTCATTTTACACCAATGAACCTAGACATAAATGGGAGTTTGAAATAAATAAAGAATACGGTTCTGGAAATTGGACAAGGTTTAATATAGGTAATTGAAATGCCCTATAACGGCGGGGTGTTGTGGTCAGTAAAAAATGTGCGTTTATGGCTAGTGTGTGGGCTTTTTATTGCCACAATACCATGTTCTAAGCTGGCCGCTTAGTGCCTTTTAACCAGTAAATAGTCAATATTTAATTTTTAATATTTTTTAGAATAGCAAACGGGCGATAGCTCGCAGGAATTATGAATGGATATTTTAAAAGAAAAGATAAGTATCACGGGCAAATTAGATATAAAAAAGAAAGTTACTTGCTTGGAATATTTGACAATGAAATAGATGCAATTCGTGCTTATAAGATGGCTAAAGCCGTAATTAGAGCTGGACTAGATGTTGAAAAAAATCTTTCTGAATTATCTACCAATAAAAATAAAAAATACTGCTTTTATGATAAATCAAAAGAAAGGTTCATTGTTAATATTCGAATAGGCTCTTTTAAAACAGAAAATGAGGCTAATGAAGCAGCTATTAACGCAATTGAAAAATTAAAAAACTAATTATATGAAAGCTTTTTTATTTAAAGTAAAAACATGGCAATATGCATCACCTGAATATATATTAGTTCATGCAGAAAATGAGTTAGATGCTAGAAATAAAGCATTTGGAAAAGTCAAATATAACAACGGTGTTTATGTACCTGCTGATGATTATATATTAGTTACATACTTTTAAAAGAGCGTTGGCAAAAAATATTAAAAATTGAGTGCCAACCAACACCGAAAGAGCCGAGGCAAAGGCTTGATTAGAACTACTATATGTATTAATATATCATAACAAACTAACTTTCAATATCTTAAATCACAAGTTGTCGAAAATATAACTATTAACATTCGAAGTAAATGAAAAAATGTAAAGAATGTGGCGAGGAGTTTTTTCAATACAAAACAACGCAGAAATTCTGTATAGAATGTGCTATAAAAATAGGGCGTGAAAAACTAGACAGCGATGGTTGGAAAAAAAGGAAAAAGGTACTTGAAGAAAAAACAGAAACAGTAAAAGACTGTATGATTAAACTTCAGAAAACTATAAACCACATAGCTAGACTAATAGACCGAGAGCAGAGTTGCATAAGCTGTGTAGGAAAAGTAGAACAAGGAGGGCATTACTACCCTAGTGGTAACAATAAGAACATAACCTTTAACCTACATAACATACATGGCCAATGCGTACATTGTAATATGCATTTAAGCGCAAACTTAATCGAGTATAGATTAGGATTAACTGCCAGATACGGAGCTGAATACACCGAGTATATAGAAAGCCTAAGACAAGTATATAAAGACCTTAAACATGACAAAGAAGAGCTAAAAATAGCACACACTAAAGCGTATAAGATACTAAAGGAACTTCAAAGACAAGGGAGTGTGTATACGAAACGTGAACAACAAGAATTGCGTGAACAATATAATAAAGAAATAGGAATTTATAAATAAATAAAATGGAAATATTGAAAATAGGACAAGTATTATACAGCAAAGACTTGAATGAATACGAGGTAATTAAAATTGGAAATAAATATTTTGAATGTAAAAATCACAGAGGTAGATTTTCTAAAGAAACATTAAAATACGATACTGAGTATTCAAATAAAACACAACTTTATGTAAATAAGCAATGTATTTTAGATGAAAAAGAAATTTATAAATTACAGAGTGAAATAAGAAGTAAAATTACGCAGTATGGTAATATGAGCTTAAGTTTAACAAGTTTAAGAAAAATAATCGAAATCATAAATAATGATTAAATAACATGGAAATAGAAAGAACAGTATTTGGAAATGCGACAGTTTGCAAAATCAAGAATAGAAGGATAATGACATTAAGTAAAGATAATGGCGATTATAGTATTAAATTCAAATCATTAGTTACAGATGAAGATTATAGTGTAAGGGCAGGTCACATTGTAGAAAGAAAAAGTGTAACAACTGTTGTAAATTTAAGTACTGAAGCTACAATGGCATTATTTATGTCATTAGCATCTGAATTGAATAGAAAAGGACTTATATCAATTGAAGGGAATATATAAATGGAAAATCAAATAGCATACGAAGTAATTATGTGTGGTGGAGAGATAAAGGAGGCCTTTGAAACAAAAAGAAGAATAGAAGGATTACCACCAAGTGAACTGGTGGCGTTGCTCAATTACTTTTCTGTACTAAATGAAAGAACTATGGTTTGGGCTACAGAAAAAGACTATGAAAGAAGCAAAAAAACAAGAGTTGAAATATATGGAAAAATAAATAAAATAAAAGAAGAATTACTTAGATATGACTAAATAACATTCTGAATCTTCTCCTCCTCAATAAACTCTAGTTGAAACTCTGAAGACTGGCCTGAATAACAAGTAGTAGAATCCTCTGGGAAATAAAGAGTACCTGAACCTGTAGATTGGCGGAGATGGTTCTCTTCTGATAAAGAGTACTCACCCCTAAGAAAACACTTTTCGCCACCTAATTTAACTCCTGATTTTAAGATACGTATAATATCACGATGCTCCTTAATTGAGTACCACCCCGTGTTAACAGATGCTTGCTGGCGAGTGATTACGTTTGAGATAGATACGTTGCCTGAAGAAAGCTTTTTTTCGTCTTCTTCAACAACCAGGTTGTAAGTGCAATAAAGATATGTACGGAAACGATGATAAAATCCATTATCATTATATTCAATGATATTAGAAAACTTATTCTTATGTGCGACTACATTAATCTTATTAGAAATAGCTAGAACTTCATCACTCGTATTAATTAAAGCTAGTCTATAACACCCCACCGTAGTGATATTAAACGTAATTCCGTAATAGTTCGACCTATTGATTAAGAGGGCTTCTGTAAGCAAGTAGGCCTCGCCTGACGTTTCGATAAAGCAAGCCTGGGTAGCGTAATCTATGTTAAAGAATAATTTAAGACCGTACGAAAGAACCTCAACCCCGACCTTGTAAGACTGTGCGTAAATAACGAGTTCATCAAACGTTCCGCCATCAAACAAGAATAATTCAACCGGTTCATAATATCCATCAATAGGCACATTCCTGTAGATGACGAAAGGTTCTATATTCTCAAAATCAGGGATAATTACCGAAAGATAAGACTTATTATCATTCGGCAGGGAAACGAGGCAAGACGTGGACTCTAGAATGTTGGCATCACAAACGCAATCATCTGAATTGCGAATAAGACCTAAGTTTAGCTTACAGTTTGGAACTGCCGATTTCGGAACTGTAGTATACCATTGCTCTCCCAACCTGTATTCGATTGTGGAGAGCGTAAGAGGGTCGTTATAATCGGTGCTAAGCCCGACTTGCTTAAACTTGATTGGGTTCAAAATTAATATTAATTAAAGTATATTAATTAAATTATTTAATTAAAGTATTCTACGATAACAGCGGCCACAAAGATTAAGAAAGCTAAAAACCAATTTTTTAATAGTATCATAATAAGATTATCTATAATTTTTATAGCTTTGCGATTACTTGATTTATTGATGCCTCTAACTTACCTTCTTTTACATCAAAATTGATAAAGATAGAATTACTAGAAAGCACAGCCGATGCCTGATTAATGTTATCTATCCCTTGTTTAACTAGGTCTAGTGCCTTTGTTACTTGTTCTTGAACTTCTTCTTGTGTTGCTAATTTTGCTTCTTCCATTTGTGTATATTTTTTTTACAAATATACTAAACTAGAGCGAATAAAAAAAATCCTACCTATAAAATAAGTAGGATTAAGCAATATCCGTTTAGTTGTATTTTTAAAAAGGAAGTGAACTTGAATCGTCTTCTTCAGACTTACCTGTACTTTCGAACTTCTCCATGAACTTATCGAATAGGAAGTCTAATCTTGCATCCCTTGATGTAGATGCCTTGCCTCCAACTTTAACTTGTTGTGTGGCTGGCATTACAGTTGAATCTGCCTTATAGAAAGGCTCTACCTTAATTCCGTTTTCTTTAACAAGAACACCTTGCGTATAAAATTTAATTTTCCTACCATCTATTACAGATTCATTTGGAATAGCATAAGGCTGAAAATATACATCGCCAGAAAGCTTACAGTTCATTAGCCTATTAAGCAGATTCTCTGAGTACTTTGAGTAAAACTTTACCTGTACAATAGAACTATCTAAGTCAGTGTCTCTTAATGTAATGGCGAGTGAAGTGCCATTGTCTGATTCTTGTTTTTCAACCGACTGAATAGATCCTGTAATAGAATCAAAAAATTGAACATAAGGTCTTTCACCTTTCCCTTTATTTAAGTACTTGTTGCGTAAATCCACATTTTCTACAGCTAAAGTTTTTTCCTTTAACTCCGATTCTGTGATTTCGGTAGTATTATTAGGTATTTCCTTTACCTTAGAATTTAACTTACCGTAAGAAATGTTGTAGTAATTAGTACTACCGTTGGTTGTGTTGTTTTGCTGTGCAGCCATTTGTTGAAATTGATTATTTGAAATTGATTTATTGAAATTATTTTTCGTATTTTTCTTTTAGTTTAAGATATTGTTGATATTCTACCTTACCTACTAGCTTATTAGCCTCTGAAATTCTAAATAGTCTATCTTGCCATTCTTTGTCTGTCTCTGACCTATATTTATAAAGATATATTTCACTACAAGATATTTCGCTATATCCATCATTTAAGTAAGCTTGAAGCAAATCAATAAATTTTTGATTGAATTTTATTTCTTTTTCCTCTATAATAATTTGCTCTTCTATAACTTTCATAATCTTGTATAAGTAGTAATTAATTTTCGTTTAACTGTATTGCCAAGTTTTAACCGGTTGGTAGCGGTATCGTACTGAAAGATAACGAAATCTTCCCATGAAATAGTATCAAGAGTGTTGCTTGGGTTACAGACTGTTTCCTTAATGTCGTATTGCGGAAAACCATCGTGCCCTGAATACTTATCTAAACCCCAAAAAGTTGATTTTTGATAACAAATAACCTCTGGATTAGAACAGCCAAGAAGGAATATAAGTAAGTATTTCATAATTTATTTATTTCTTCTTTAACTTTTTGCCAATATTCGACATTTCCATTATATTTAACATCCCATTTAAAAGTTTTTATCATTAAATTTAATATTTCATCAACCGCTATTAATGCACATTCCTTAGCTAAATAATAAGGTATTTCGTGTTTTAGTAACATTTTACCAACTAGTTCTTGTGATTTGTCTTTTGCTGTCATAATTTTTCTATTTCTTTTTTAACTTCATCCCAATACATAACCCAATGCGTATTAGCCATGTGGCAATCATCGTGAAATTCATCATCCATTCTCATAAATTCAACAATTTCATTAACTGCAATAATTGCGCATTGTTTAGCCAATATTTTATGAAACCAATTTAAACTACCTTCTTCTTGAAGTTTTAAATATTTTAATACTAACTCATTTGCCTTTTCTTTAGTTTTCATAATTTACTCTTAATATGAGGTGGTATTTTTCTATTTAAGAATCCGCAATCTATTTCGTCAATATCTTCTAATACTAGACTAATAGAACGATTAATTAATCTATTTAAAATATTAGCTTTATCATTAACTTTAAAGAATAATTCATCCAAGTCTTTATCTATACTATTTAAATTAGTTAAATCAGGTACAGACTTATATTCTTTTAATTGCTCATATAATTCAAGCAATGTATCGCTATCAGTTGTTGTATTTTTATTTGTTATATATTCTCTTATTTTCATAATTAAAACATTGATGCAGATTTTCTTGCGTTTTTTAAATCATTTAAAAATGAACGATAACAACCAAGCTTAACTTTTAGTCTTTCTGAATCGTCTTTTTCAATTAAATCTTTTAGTACTTTAACTCTATTCTCGTATGTCCCAATAAGGTATTCTATTTGTTCCATTTTTTTGTGTTTTAAGTTTGAATTTTTCAAAAACTCGTCAATAGTAATTCCAACCTTATTGAATTCTACACTTTTATTCCAATCCTCCATTATTTTTTCTTTTGGAGTTGTTGCAAAATAACATTTAAGTTCTTCTAAAAAATTATTCATAATTTATTTTCTTCAATATCTTTTGCCAATAATTCTAAATCTTGTAAAAAACTCCTATAGCAACCAAGTTTAACTTCTAATCTGTATGAATTACTTATATTCATAGCTTTAGATAACTCTTTTAGTAATTCAATTTTTAATTTGTAGTTACCGATTAAATCATTTAATTCTTCCATATTTTTTTTAAGTTTTAACTACTTTCTGGTAAGTAGCCAACCCCCATGTGAATCTTTTTGCTAATGAACTCGGAATTAATAAAGCAAATACAGAAACACTATGTCTAAACCAACCGCAAAATTGAGCGTATGCGAAATAGGCAACGGTACAAGGGCGTATGTTATTAATTCCTATTTCTTAAAAGTTCTTCTGCTTTCTCTTCGTAGCTTTGGATAATAATATCATCTACACTGCCTAAACTTAGCTTATCGCTAATAGTATATGTAAGACCATTTGGCGTTACCTGACCTTCGGCTATTGCTGTATTTATTCTGTTGTTAAGTATCCATTCGTCTGAAAAACCTTGACGATTAATGCCTATAACGTGCTCGAATAACGTAAACTTTGGCTCTTTATTCCAACCGAGAGGGGAAATATTAAACATTCTAATATCCTCTTTAGGTAAGTTAAATTCATGTGCTATTAAATCACGACCAAAGATTAATTGGTATTTATGTGAATCAAAGAATGATTTAGATTCCTTTTGGTCAAAATTACTTTTAAGGTCAATAATTGCCTTAACTCTTGACTTTGTTTCAGTAGTGACAGTCTTAGTTTTAACTTGACCTTTCTTATCACCCCTTACATATTCTCCATCAGGCTCTTCTGATTTCACCTTAGTAACTAGGTCTATTTCGCAGAAAAAGTCTATTGCTGAGCAAATATAAGAGTAACCATTTGGTAGCTTAAATTGTTTAGCAAGTATCCCTTCAATAAAAATGAACTCTACATTATAATCAATAATCCACTTCTTAATAGAAAGAATGTCTTTTTTGAACTGAATTTTCTTATCAAAATATTCATCTGCAAGGCGAAACCAAACATCTGAAATTTCTTGGCCTTTAGCCATTTCGCCAACCGCTGCATGAAGCATAGTGCCATAAAGCGACATTTTATTTAAGTCCTCCTTCCATGAGATTCTGGCATCTTTCCATTCACGAAGAAATTTTGATTCACCAAAAGACTTATCTATAACCGAAGTTATTCCAATTGCTGTAACTACTGTATCTTGTGGTTTGGCAAAGTAAAACCTATCAGACTTATGAGAATACCTGTTCCACTGAATGCGTGGAGTGTAAGTACCATTTGACCAATCACACCATGATATTTGCGATTTCTCGTTTAATAATTGTATTTCTTTCATTTTTATTATTTATTTTAGTAGTAAGAACAGGAATCGAACCTGTAAAGCCATGTAAGCGAAACCTAAATAATATAGGCATACATGAACATCACGTAGTAGCGTCTACCATTCCGCCATCTTACTATTTTTTATTTAAACAACCACTTCCAAAACCGATAAAACTGAAAATCAAGCGACCTTGAAACACTTTTCTCAAAATAATCATAAGTACCGTTTTGCTTCATAACCCTAATTAAGCGGGGCTTATAATACTCTTTGATGTATTGCTCTAATATACTTATTTTGTTTATTTTATTTTCACCAAATACCTGTGAACCAACTCTTGTACCAGGGTATTTGTCTGTTATTTCTTCCATATTTTTATACTTGATTTATTTCAACTATCTTTAAAAGACCATCTAAATCATTAAAAGACTTATGGAAAACCTTATTGCCTAGTGCTGAGTATATCTGATAGCCACTACCTAGTTTAAACTTGGATATGTATGCATTAAACATAAAGCCCGACTTTAAATTATAAGCGGAACAATCATTAATTAATGTAACAGGGATACTCATATCGCCCGTGATTGGTACTTGTGTTATTTCTTCCATTCTTGTTTCTTGTTTATTAACTCGTTGTAGATTTTCTTCAACGCCTTCAAATTCTTTAATTGTGGCCGGTGCGTGCCTTTTTCCCAAACTAACAAGGTGTTGCGGGCTATACTACAACCTTCTCTGGCTAGGAGCGAGCAAACTACGTTTTGGCTAAGATTAAGATACTTTCTAGCCTCCCGTAAATTCATGCCCTTAATCTGTATCTCTGATGTATAGAAATACTTTTTAGGGATAAAACCTCGCTCCCGCCACCTGGTAACCGTAATGTTGTGTAATTTAAGAGAGCCTTGAAGCTCTTTAGCTATTTCTTCTGTAAAAACCATAAACAAAGGTAATGAATAATAATTATATTTGCAAGTTATTTTATATTTTTATTGCAAGTCCTTTATCTATTAGGCCAAATACATCAATATGGTTTTCTAGCATAAACTCTACTTCATCAAACCTTAATGAATCGTATGTTGAATTAATCATATTTTCTATCATTTCTTTTAGCCAATACCCCTTAGCTTTATCAGATAATCCATCTCCCCACTTATTTAGTATTTCAATTTGAAGATTATATAAATGTATCTTATTTTTCAATATTGGTCTTATTTCAGTAAAATATTTTGCATTACCCCATCCAAAATTTACCATTTTCAACCCAATGTCTATTGACTTTAATTCATTAATATTAGGCTCTTTACTATCGTGTTTACTTTCTATTAAAAATGTTAATCCATACGGCAAATATGGCGCTAAGTGTTTTATTTCTAATTCCATTATTCTTTTATTTTACTTAATCTTGCTATTATTCCTGACTTAACTTTATAGATATTACACGAATATCTTTCATAAAAATCCCTATTATGTTGCTTTGTAATTATAGTGCTTTGCCCTACCATAAAACCCATACCATAGCTATCTTTCTTTCTATTAAATTCCATAACTCTCTTAAATAGATATTCTAGCAAGTCATCGTCTTCAATTTTTGTTATTATCTTTATCATATAATTTTTTGAATTTTCTTCCAAACCTTACCGTTATAGTATTCGTCTGTGATTAAGTTAATGACGTATAGGTCACTGTCAAAATCGAACTCTTCCATATCATTAGTATAGTAAGGTTCGTAATCCTTTGTTATTATTAAGTATCTCATATCATTCTCATTAAAATGTTTGTTAAATATAATTCTGCACGATTCTCTTCTGATTTCAGATTTGTTAGGTTGTGAATCAGTCTTTTGCGGTTATCGTTCAATATGAAGTCGACCTTCTCTTTATTAAAGTAAACTAGATTATAGTTCACTCTGTTAATGAGTGCGTAAATACGATCTAATGATTTTCCTGATTCGTCATGTGCCATAATCTCTTGAATTTTTTCATCAGTAAACTCTATTTGACCGGCATATTCCTTGACCTTACGAAAGTTAGCGTAATGCCTTTCGGGATACATAATGTCGTGACAAGAATAAGGGTATATTCGATTATCGTCAAATGTAAGAGCGTTAATAAAAACGTCTTTAGGCTTTTCGGTATAATCCCACGCAATGCCGAACTTGCGTATGTACTTACAAGGGCTAGCCTCAATAGGAAGGTTTTCTTGGTTTCTTTCTCCGTTTTTCATATTTTATTTATATTGTCTTAATTGTTCGAAATATCCTTTTGCTTGTAATGGAGATAGTCCATTTCTATCGCATTCTATACAGAATGTTGCATATTCCTCCATATCACTATACATTCTTTCTAATTGCCAATTAGCACCATCTTTAAATGCTAATTCTTGCTGATTACTTAAATCATATAAGTTTCTATAATTTAATCCTTTAACTGTTTTTAAATACTTTTCAGTAGCTTCTTCTATTGTTTCTTTCATATTATTTTTTTTTAAATTTTTTAAACCATTTATCTAAATGATAGATATTATTTAATTGTATTTCACATCCATCTAAGTAAGCTTGTTTTAAATCTTCCTCACTATAACTTCTTTCAGATTGCCAATTTGCACCAATTATAACAGCCTCCCTTAATTCTGTGTCTCCATAATAAGGATACGTTTTATCTGCAAACTCTTCTATTGTTTCTTTCATTGGAATAAATCGTGATTATCTATGTCTTTGATGTTTTTTAAATCTTTCTGTGCTTGGCGGACAGCAAGCCCAAACAAGACTAGGATTGTAATGATGATACTGATTAAGATTTTCATTTTTTTGTAGGTATGTTATAGTTTAGTTTAAGAAATTGAATTAATCCAATATTTGTTTTCATCCAATCTTCTTGAATCGTATCCCAATCATAATCGAGTTCCTTTGTCTTCAGCTCGGTGTACCAATCTGAAAAGTTTGGCCTATCGTCTACTACGGTAGTCTTAACATTATCAAGAGAGGGATATTCCTTATCCTTATAATCAGTACATTCCGAGATTTCCATAAACCGCTCAAAGAGTTGCTTATTGTACTTGACGTTGTTAATGATAACAACTTCTGGTTTTGATGGCGAAGTTTCTTCCTCGCCTAGTAGGATTTTTAGTATCATAGTTCGTTTATTCGTTTTTTAATAAATTCTTTTCTTTCTATATTTCCTGCGGGAGTGCGAGGCCAAGCGTATGTGAATACTGCTCCTGTTTGCGCCTCGATGTCGCCATCAAGTAAAATTGATTCTTGGATTGTGATTATTTCATAAAAAGATAACTGGTTGCTAATATTACAAATTCCACCCTTCCCAATATAATAATCAAAATTCTCTAGTACTATCTCATACAATTCTTTTAAGTTTCTCATAATACAAAGTGATAAAAGTCGTCTTTATTTATAATTGTTGGCATTAACATGATTTCTATATCACCAATTTTAAACATATTGGCCTTATTATTTAAGGTTTGATTTACTTGAATAATCTCATTAACTTCTAGGATTTCCGCTACCTTGATTAATTGGTCTATTTTATCTATAAAAAAACTGCAATTACCTATCTTACAAAGGTCTAAAGGGCTTCTAACCATTACTCCTTTTTTGATTATAATAATCTCGCCTTCTCCATTACAGACAGGGCAATCTAATTCTTTTTCGTACGTCCTTTCGCTAGTATCATACTCCCAAGTAACCTCTCCTACACCATTACATTCGTCACAAGGTTTAGTTTCTTCTTCTTCTATTAAAGGTACGGCAGATAGTAGAGACTTTAATTCTTCAACAGAAATAGGGAAATTCATATTATAATCCATTGGGTAAGATTTACTTACCTTTGAAACATAATCAGAACTAAGCTGGTTATAGTCTAACCCATCTTTATCTACTGCAACTAAAAATACTCCATCTGTGGCAATAACTTTATCTCCCATAATAAATGGGTCTTTCATCCAATATCTAATCATATCGTTAGAGCAGAACATTTTTAATATCTCTTTGTATTTTTTCATATCATTTGTTTTTTGTTGTTACAAATGTAATGTACCGAAAAATAGAAAACAAGTAAACCGCAAAATATTTTTTATTTTTGTGAAAAAAATTATGATACTAATAGATAACTTCGAACTTCCTGAAAGTGATATAGTTGGTTTCGATGCTATTAAGATAGAAAGATTCATCTCTGAGACCTATTGGGGCTATTGGAATAATGATGGATACGGATTTTCGAATGAGTCTTCTTCAACTAAGATAACTATTGAAAACGAGGAAATAGTAGGATACATTAAGAGGGTGTTTGAGAGAGATGGATTTGATGCAGTAGTAAGAGTAACGATAATTAACGAACAGACCATCAGTCTACTCCTAGATTTTTCGATGTATGGCGAACCTACCTGCTGTACTTTAGAAATTGGGTTTAAGCCTAGTGGCGGTGGAGAACTATTAAGAAATAAGGATAAGGTACTATACCCCGTTGAGTTAACGGAGACTATAAAAGTACCAATCAGAAACCTACCTAGTATAGTAAACTTCAAAGTACTTGGAGAAAACGTAGCGAGTATAGTAACAGCAAGCCCTAACCACTACATACCCCTAGTGAAGACGGACGACAACTTCGTAGACTCGACATCTAGGTCTGTAATGGCACACGATTCCGCTCCGTTCTTCACTTCTGACGTAGAGCAATGTATTGAACTTACCGGCAGTATTAAAGTAAATGCGAGCTCCGCTGATTTAGGAGACTTTACCGTGTATCTTAAATCTGATTCTGATATTTATGAAATAGATTCATTTCCCTTAACCTCAGTTTTGGTTCAACACACCATTACGGTGAACCATACACTTCAGGTGCAACCTGGCGAACAGATAACCCTTTATATTGAGAGTGCTAATAGTTCGACTTTTCAATACGTATATGATGACGCTAGCGACGGTATTTCGATAATTAAGTGCGAATTAAGTGCGATTGAGTGGCGAGATGTTAAAGCTATTTCGCTAAGAAGCGCCTTCAACTCAATTATTAATCGTGCAAGTAAAGGAGCTATAAGTTTAAGAACATACTTGTTCGACAGCGAGGTATTCGACATCTTCCTTACGAGTAATGAAGGATTGCAAAATAAGGTTTCAACTATAAATGTGTCGCTGTTTAAGCTGTTTGATGAACTAAACAATAAATACCCGACTAGCATAGACATATCTGGAAGTAAGGTGGATATATACCGAAGAGAAAACTTCGTGAAGATAGAACGCCCATATAACCTAGAAGTAATAGACGTAACTAGAGAAGTGAACAGCGACCTACTATACTCGGACGTGAAAGTTGGGTATAATAGTTGGAAAGCTGACAACACGAATTTTGGCTCTATCGAGTACAACGGTACAAGAAACTACGAGAGTGAGGTGAATGGTACGGAACTTTCGATGCTTAATGATTGGAGTGCTAGTGCGAGTGAGATAAATCAATGCCTTAACAAACTGCAAGCAAGAGACCAAACTTTTAGTATAGTGGTGATTAAAAACTCGATGACTGCTGAGACTAACGAATATATAGGAGCGGATGTATACCAACCCGACAGAGCAGTGAACCTGAGAATAACACCAACAAGAAACTTAAAGAGAATGGCAAAGTTTATCTTAACTGACCTAGAGTTCGCCTCTGGGGACGGAAATTATAACTTTGGTAGCCACGACCAAATAGAAGGCGTAATTGACGAGAATGGTGCGTTGAGCTCTGAAGCGGTAATAGGTAAGTTTAAATATAAATTTAGCTTAGAAAACGCTGAGCTCTCTAAGCTAAAAAAATGTGTATCATTTGACTATTGCGGAAACCTAGTTTATGCCTTTATGACTAAAGTTACTTATAGTAGTGGAGATATAGAATGTGAAGCTATTGAATTAGTTTAAGAATAAATTATATAATTGAAAGTTTTGTAAAATTTTGTTGTACCCCTTTTTTCCAAACACAATGCATATATTCAATACTATCTGTTTGTCCATTTGTAAATGAAATTCGTTCTCTATGGACAAAAGTTAAAATAGGCATATTGTTTTGCCAAAATTCTTTTCTTTTTTTAGATCCAAAAAAGTTTAATCTTAAAAGCATAATTACATATCCACCTTCTTCTGCAAATTCAAATGATTTTTTTATAATCTCCTCTGCAATATTAAAAGGTGGATTAGTAATTACTACTTTATATCTTTCACTCCAATTACATTTTAAGAAATCAGCTTTAATTTCAGCTTTTGAATTTTCTCTAAAATCAATTGTTTTAATATATTCTTTATGAACTCCTAAGCCTTGAATTACGCTTGGATAACTCATTTCATTTTTCTCGTCTCCACCGGCACATGGGTCTAAGTATTTATGCCACCAAAATAATTTTCCTTCATCTAATGTAAATAATTCAGAACATTCACTTTCTTTAAGTGCCTGAAATAAATTTAAAATAGGCTTACTTGGCGTTACATAATAATCTGAAATATGACTATCTCTTGCATTACTTCTATTTGTAGAACTCATAGTTTTTTAATTAAATTATATGTTTTTTCTTCATTTGCATAAAACATTCCTATTCTGTTTGTTCTTTGCTCTATTTTTTTTACAACTTTATTGCATTGGTCTAATCTTGCATTATCCATTGCTTCTAAAACAGGTATAATTAAACTATTAGTAAAAATTGTTGAATCATCTAATTTATATCCATATTTTTCTAATGCTAATTTTAGAATCTTTTTATTTTCCATTTTATCTATCTTTTTCGGGTGTATAATATAGTAAATAATAAATTATCATTACTGATACAAAGGATATAAAATCACTTAAAAGTAAATTTTGTATAAATCCAGGATTATCTGTCCAAACCATTAAGATTAGAAGGATGGTAAAGAATATTATTTGAATTAATCCTAATACATTTAGTAATGTTGCAAATATGTTTTTGTCTTTCATGTTATTTTTTTAACAAATGTAATTTAAATATTTTATAGAAACAAATTATTAGTTTAAACTTAACGCTTTTGAAATATTAGGAAAGTTAATTTTAAATATCTCTAAAATAGCAAATGCGATTTGTTGATGCTCTAATTGTGTGTGGCTATCAGACCTAACCTGTAAATAGTGTATCCAACTTCTAATACTTCCTTTCATATATATTTTAGTTTGTGTTGTTAAAGGAAGGATAAATCTTGCGCATTCTTTTGCTACTCCTGCTTCAAGTAAAGATTCATATAATCTCTGACTTTCTTCTAAGTGTTCTTTAATTGCTAATGAAGCTTTAACTTTTAAATCATCCCAAATGGTTGGGTCAAATTCTTCTGAACTACTTTGCCTATTTGTCGTTCCCGACTTTCTTAACTGAATAGGCTCTAAATCAGTTACTTCTGAATACCTTTGTGAAAATTCCTGGAAAAAAAATGATTTATGCCTTAAAATCTGTGCTGAAATGCCTCTACTTGTTATAATTTCAATAGTCATATCACACATTTCAAAAGGAGACCAATGCTTATTTTTTACCATATAAGAAATAAGCCTATCTGATGTTTCAAAATTTAATTGATTAGAAGGATTTGAAACCCTTGCTACATAAACAATTAATTCTTCAGGTGATAAATCTGCTTCTTTTATTAAAGACTTTGTAATTGATACTAATTTTACGTTCATTTTATTTTATTTTATAATTATTTAAAAAGGGACTTCAATATCATTAAAAATATTGTTATTCATAGGTATTGGCATAGTTAATATTATTTCTGTGGGATTTAGCCAATTTGAATCGTCAAAAGATTCTGTTTCATCAAAATACCTACCACTATAATAACCGTACTTAAAATTAGCCACACCTTGCTCCCCTAGATTCTTAGTTTTAACTTTAGCTATTTGAATCTTACCATTGTTTAAAAACTTCAACGTATTATCCTCCTGCTCTCGCTGAATTAAAACGCCATAATCGCACATATTCCAAAAATCAGAACTGCCGGCAATATCATACATAGTAGGCATTTCAAATTTTCTTGTATCTTTATTTGTTGCTAATTTCCTTGGGTGTGCAACTAATATAATCAAGACATTGTTTCTTCTGGCAAATTTAACTATTTTTTGAAGTAAACGGCCTTGGTCTAAATACCCTCCGTCATTCTCGATACAATTCCACGGATCAATAACCAATATTTTGACTCCCTTTGTTTTAATTAGTTGCTTGAATTTAAGAAGTATATCATCAAGTACGCTATTTTCATCTGTATCAATCCAAAAAAAGTTATCCTGAATAAATCTTTCGCATAAATCAAGTGAATCATCTGTTATTTTCTCAAACTTACAGCCTGCCATTTTTTCAGATAATCGAGCAGAATGACAATGAGAAGGGTGACTTTCAGGCGAGTAATAAGCTACTTTCCAACCGTGCCTCATTGAAAGTTTAATATTAATAAAATCAACTAATTCACTTTTTCCACACGAAGGAACTCCGCTGAATATAGCAAGCCTTCCAGTTTCCCAAGTAATTAACTTGTCAAGAAAAGCACCGATTGTTTTCCCTGGTTGAAGTCCATTCTTATGTAAGTCACGAAATTCGTTCTTAAAATCATTGAATTCAATTACTCCATTTATCTTTACGTTTTTTGCTGTTTTAATTACTTCTAAGAGACTTTCTCTGCCTTGTCCTATAAGATATTCATTTGCGTCTTTATATTGCCTTAAATTGCAAGTAAAACACTTATCTTCTCCAAGCCTTCTAATGAGTTCGTCTCTTATTTCCATACCCTTAGTATCGGCATCTGTACAGATATAAAATCGCTCAATTTTATCTAGGTCTGAAATAGAATTGTCGAAATATTCCATCTTGCCTACATTTGCACCATTTGGAACTGAAATACAGTTTTCTATTCCTGATTCGATAAATGAAAGACAATCTGTTTCTCCTTCAACTATTACAATTTCTTTAAAATTCAAAATTGCATCATAATTATACCAACAAAGTTCTGCTCCTGATTCAAGACGAAACTCTTTATTTGCTCCACGATACTTGACATTAATTAATTCTCCTTTTCTAAAAAATGGATAAGCTATCATTCCATTCTTTTCGCTTACCTTCATTTTAGTAAGGGTAGATTCTGAAATACTTCTCTTTGCTAGGAAATTATCAACCCAAGCCGGTTTTAGGCTCTTGAATGTTTCGTCAAAAACGGGTTTTGTAAATTCCTTTCCGTAGGTTTCTTCCACAAAAGCTGCGTTACAATGATTGCAGTAGCCACGACCTTTGGAAACATTAAACGAGAAAGGCTTTGCCTTCTTATTTTTTCTATCATCAATACAGTCTGGACAGGTACTTGTGTTTTCTCCTGACTTAGAAAATTCTAAATCGTATACTATTTTGGTAGCTAGGCTTTTTATTCTCATTTGTTTTTTACAGCTATATTGTTTTCGTTCTTGTAATAACCTTCATTTCGTGCTTCCCTAGAGGCTAGGATATAATCGGTGTATGCTTTATCGCTAATACTACTCAACTTATTTGTTTCTTCTGAATCCAAGAATCGAAAGCCTAAAGGATGTGGGATTAATTCTACTATTTTTTCTTGAACTTTAACGATTTCTCTGTCTTCCCAACACTTTCCATTAATGTAAACTTCGAAATGTTTTCTATATTTAATTTCAGTAGGTATTTTTTTGTACACCGGCACATCCGCAAATAGGTTTTCTATTTCTGAATCAGACAACTTTAAAAAGCGAGCCAATGAGGTTTTTTTATTTCCGTGCCTATCATATAAAGCCCAAGCCAAATCGAATCTTTCTTTTTTTTCTGCGGTCAAACTCTCTTTATCTTTTTTCTGCGGAATTTTAGAATTTAAGTCAGAGTCGAGATTTTCATTTTTTTGAAAATCGACAAGTAATATTTCTTTAATTTCATTTACTTTACTTTCATTTACTTTACTTTGTATTTCGGTCGTAATATGGTCGTTATACGGTCGTATAGTTTCTTGTTGTATTTCAAGTACTTTAGTTTTATCCCAACGTGCCTTTATGGCATTTTTTCGCTGTTCTTTTGCCCTTAGAAACGGTTGTATAGATTCTATTAATTCAACTGAAAAAAACTTCAAATCTATATCAACTATAAATAAATCATAGTTCATTACGATAGTTTTAAGCTTTGCTTCTGAAATTCCAAATTCATCAGATAGTAAATCAATATCTGAAAGCGGAAAACGATAATCAATTTGTTCTCTTAAAACTTCAAATAAAGAAATAAAAGCACCATAACCTTCAAGACCCATATCTTTACGAAGTCTTTTAACTCGTCTATCATTTCTGGTATTTACATAATGCGGAAAATATATTTGTTCTTTGTTCATAGTGATTCAAAATGTTTAACAATAGATTCGTCATATTTAAACCATTCTTTATATATTCTTAAATTGCTAAATTTTTTGTGTAATTGTCTTTCAATATTAGATTTGTTTTTAATAACGGATATAATTTCTAACTTATCTGAATTATTTGACTGAAGAGAAAGTAGTCGTAAGTTAACATTTTTAGATATACCTATTTTTAAATTTTTATTATTAGTATTTTGTATTAAATATAAATCTACAATCCTAGCTGTATTTTTATTTGATTTTTGTCCATTAGAATAAAATCCAGAATTTTCTTTATCTGATTTTAACTTATTATAACTAATTACAAAATCATCTGATAAATTATTTTTATCCATTAATTCCAATGCTTCATTAGCAAGTGCTACAACAGAATTAACTAATGCATTTATTTTTTCTCTTGTGTAATAATGGTGAATAAAACCTCTATCTTCATAGAGTAAGTTTATTTCTTTGTCAAATCCAATTTCTGGTATTATAATCATGTTTTTTTTAAATAAAAAAAGCCACTTTTCGGTCGTCTTCTATGTAGCGAGGGTGCATCAAAAACCCCATAGAATCAGACCAAAAAATGGCAAAATATTTTCTTTAATGCTTCGATCGCTAAATCGTATTACAAATATAGCTAATTATTCTTGATTAATATACTTTTCAATATACTTTCCTTTCGAAAATACAATTTCACTTTCAAAATTGTTTTTTATTGATACTATAACGCCATATTCATCATAGTGGATATTATATTCAACCCCAATTTCATCAAATGTATTTGTTAATTTTTCTAAATCTGTCATAATTAATATATTTCTACACGAATAAATTTTCCGTCTATAAAGATAAAATCTTGCCTATATCCATTATCACGGAGAACTAAAATAACTTCATCTACATGAATAGTATTATCATACTCAACCCCAATTTCATCAAACGTCTTAATTAATTTTTCTAAATCTGTCATTTTATTTAAAAGTTAATGTACAACCAGGTTTATTAAAAATTCTTATTTGCTCTCGTGCTTCTGCTCTTGTATAGAAACAGTGAATTACACTAACCGTATCTTTCCCGCAAATTTGCGTAAATTTTAAACACGGTTTAAAATCATCTTTACAGGACATTCCTGTAAGTAATATGAATACTAAAATTATCTTTTTCATTTTCTTTTTTTAATAGTTATTAAACACTGAATAGTCATATAGCCAAATACGCTTCCTATTGCAGTATTCTTGTAATCCTGCTTATTAAATACACCCTTACCCATTGCACGGTCATAAATGTACTCTTTAGCCAATCCTGTACCTACTCCAATTGCAAGGCCACTAATGCAGCTTAAAAAAGGTCTTTTTGTAATTTTATGGATTACGTATGAAGAAGTAATTGTAATCCCAACACCGGCAATAAAATGCTTAGTGTCATCAGTCATTTTCTGTCCGTAGCTTAAACTACAGATTAATAATAATATTATTATTTTCATAATTTTTCAAGTTCTGAAATATATTTTAGTACACTGATTGGCGTTGTAGAATAATTCTCTTCCGCATTTAACTTCCAATAAGATAAGTCTTCGATTGGTTTATTTGCTTGCCATTCTGCCCCTAAATTAGCAAAAGCCATTAAAGTATTTTCTAAACTATGCCCCTGAGATAGTTCTTTTACTGTTTGTTCAAGTGTTTTTTGTTTATTTTCTTGCGTAATTATAATTTTGTACATCAAATGACCGTTTGGACTTCCTAACTGCAAAGCGGGAATTGTCGTTATGTCTTTTATCTCAACTTCCTCACAATTCGGATTCTTAACAAACCATTCAAGGAAATCGTCTTCAATTTGCTGAACGCCATCTTTGATTAGGTCTTGGTCTGTGGTGAGAATGATTACATCTTGTTTAGAAGAATATTGAGCACATCCTGAATTGCAAGGTTTATTCCATACTTTATCTAAATACCATTGGTTAACCCCTTCTTTTATTTCTTCGTTAGAAGTAATATAAATATGTTGAGGATTAATAAAGTACTTTTTTGAATATATCAATTGACTATCTATAATTGATAAACTACTTGGTTTATCCGTTTTTATTACGTGTATATTTTTCATTTTATTTCAATTAATTTAGCGCCATTTATTTTTACAACTCTACAATTTGGAACATTTCCGGCCTTGACTTGCTGGTTAATCCAACACCTTTTCGAACCTACTTTACGGGCGTATTCTGCTTGGGTGTACAAATTTTCAGGGTTTATCATATCATTTTCTTTAAAAGTTCAAAAATTTTATCTATCTCTTTGGCCTGTGATTCGAGTATAAGAACCCTAATTTCAGCAGAAAATAATTCTACGGCTTTGGCCTTGTGTATCTCGTAGTTTCCGTGAGCAGTACTGTCCCAACCATAATCAAATATTTTTTCTATTACTTCTTCCATTATTTTAATTTTAAAAATTCTTCAACATTACTAGGAGGTATTTCAACTTCAATATTAATCTTCGTTATCCTATCAAACAAGGCCTTTAAATCTTCTGCTCCATCAACTGACCATTGATCGGTTTTTAAAACAAAAAACCCACCGCAATCCCTATCTATTCCTAGACTAGATTCATACCTTACTTCTAAAGTCTCATGTCCGCCATCAATACAATTGCCATCCTGGCTAAATACGAATGATGCTGATTCTAATGTTATTTCCATTATTTTAAATTTTTTAACTTTTCGTAACTAATCACATACAAACCACCAAATAAAACATAAGCCCAAAATTGCCAATCGTTAATAGCATAACCTTGTGCTGTAGCTATACTACTTAATATCATTCCGTTTATTACGGGCATTATTATTTTCATCTTATTTTAAATTAAAATTTTCCTTAATCTTATCTAGTATATAAAGACACCGCTCTGGCAGATTGTTCTCGAACGAGATATTAAACTCGTCAATCATAACCATAAAGCCTGAATTGAACGAATACTTAGCCTCTAAAGGCTCAAACTCAAACGAGTTAATCTCGTCTATCTGATTTTGTATTGCCTGCCTAAAGAGCTCTGGAGTCTTCTTCCAACAGTTTACTATTTCATTACTGTAATTTCTCATAATAATTCTTTGTTTTCGTAAATATTTCCTATAACAACATCGTTATCACTAATTATTGCAGATTGATTTAATGGAGAATAACCCATTTCAGATAATTGTTTAAAAGACCCATATTCTTCAACATAAACTATTTTACAAATAGCACCAAATCTATCTTTCATAATATCGCCTGCATAAATATCTACTCCATTTTTATCTTTTAATCCGGTGAATTGCATAATTTCGCACGAATATATTTTACTATCAATAATATTAGTATGGTCAAAACATTTATCAATCACTGCTTTTAATAAACCGTTTTCAAAGTATAAATGAAAACTCATATTATCACCCAATGACTTTCCGTCTTCATCTGAATTCCACATTTGTTTATTTAAATAATCCCATGCCCTAAATTTTATCTCTCTCATATTATTTCCCTCGGTAGAGGTATTTTTAAGTTTAAAAAGTTTAATGCCCAAATTCTTATTTTCTCGCAGTAAATCTCGAAAGATTCAATAGTTAATCTCGTAGTATCGAGGCAGAACATAGCCTTCATTTCATTATGAATATCGAAATCTGTATTTCCTGTTTCGTCTGCTATCATTTTAATCACTACCCCGAAGTAGTAACGGTTTTCGGCTGAAGACCTTAGCTGGTCTGGTGTGTCTATCTTAATGTTTAATTTTCCTTCCATGTTCTTAACTAGGTTAATAAATATTTCCTTTTGCTCACTGTCTGAAAAGTTAAAGGTATATGATTTCATAATCTTTTAAAACAAACAGGACAATGCTCTATCTCAAACTCCAGGTGAAAATGCTCTTTAAATATTTCGTGATACTTAATAATATCCCGCTTTAACTCTAAATCCTTTAAATTAATTTCAGGATATTTTACCTGAATAGCTTCGAGTTTCTTTTTTAAGCTTCTTAACTTAATCTTTCGCTTATCCATTAATTTAAGTAGTCCATTAATGCGCTGTAAACAAAATCGCTATTCTCGTTCAAATCTTGAATCTGTTCGTCTGTCATTTCTTCGCCTTCGTATTCTGCACTAATTATGTGCGCATCCGAAAAATCGGGACTATCTCTGTAATCAATTCCTTCAAACTCAATGTTTGTAATTTTATTGTAATCCATTTTCTATCTTAATTATAAGTTCCATTAATCTATTCATTCCATCAATAAATCCGATACATTCATCAGTTGTATGCTTTTCATTAACATACTTTATGAATATTGCTTCTTGTTGTTCTTTTGTGATTATCATAACAATTGAAATTGATTAATTGAAATAACAGGATTTAACTCACCGGCCAGATATTTAACCTTATCTATGAATGTAAACATAGCCTTAGGTACTTCTCTTCCTGTTTTCGGGCTGAATACTTCGTCTACCTCCATTACCTCTCTGGTCTCGATTTCTTCTGTGCTTAATTTCCAAAAGATTATTTGCCCTTTAATCAGACTTTTAAGCCATTTAAACGCCACCTTATATGCATGGCTCATATAATTCTTAATTGCTTCAACTGAGGCGTTTTTAGGGCATATTTTTTTAAATATTTCCCAGGCTTTTTTAACAAGTTTTGATGTAAATTTCATTTTTGTAATTGTTTAGATTGTTTAATTAAAATAATTATATAAAGACGTTAAAGCTCCTCCGGTATTTTGTATTCTTATTTTTCTTTCTGTTGAGATTGCATTATCGCCAAGTAATACAGCGTAATTGATACTGATATAATTATCGGTTAACTTGTGGCTTTTATAAACCTTTATAGTCTTTTTAAATTCGTTCTTTTCCATTTTCTTTCTTTTTAAAGTGAATATAATTTTTCTAAAATTTTAACTGATCCATTGTCTTCTTTTTTGAATTTCTTTAGTGCATTCTTTTTATTTAATGCCGAAATATAAACAAATTCATTTTCAGTAATAATTTCTTTCTTATCGTCTCCGCTAAAATGATATGTAATATTTGAAAATTTAGCTAATTCAATTTGTAAAGTTTCCTTATTAATCTTAAAAATTGAATGCCCGTTTTCAGGGATAATTTTACCGATTAAATCGTGCTTAACTTCCTTTTTCTGCTTAACAGAAATTTCGATTTTACTTTGCTTATTTAATTCTAATTCTTTCATTTTCTTTAGGTTTTAAACTGAATATACTTGATATTTACTACCTTTTAATTTGAATGATAAATTTTCGTTCTGTTGTAAAGGACTTTTAAAGAAAACTTTATTATCAATAATCTGGTAGGTAGTTGAATAAAAATGATTATTCAACATTATTTCTGCCTTATGAATACTTGATGCTGATATTAATAATTTCATTTTCTTTTTCGTTTAATTCCTTAACAAATGTAATCTTTTATTTTATTAATTCCTAATTTTTAGGAAAATAAGATGCAAATAATTAAAATTATTGCGTAAAATATTCTTTCGGCCATTGTTTTATATATTTTTAAATTTAATTTCTGAAACTATTTGATATGGTTCATTATAGGGGTAAAAATCAAAACCATTTATTCCTCTTCCGTAATACTTCATTTTATTATCTACATCTATTATAAAGTCCGCTGTTTGCCTTCCTATATATAACTGAGATTGAAACCTTTGAGTACCGTCCGGCAATTCACCTACTTTTACTAATTTTATTGCTTCCATCTCTCTATTTTATTTAAAACATACATTACTAAGCAGCCACCAAATAAGCCAACCACCATTAAAAAGCTGAAAAATTCGTTATTTGTCATTGTCTTTTTTTATTAAATTACGTATATATAAAGATCTATTACCTACGGTACTCAACAAATCTATTGTTTCCTGGTCGAATGACATCTTAACTAGGAATGATGCACCGATTGACTTTCGGCCGGCACCTTTTGGGTTTTTTTCTGTTTTCATGTTAGTTTTCAAATTTTTGTTTTTCTGTTGTAATTATTTCAATTGCTAAATCTAAAGCTTTTTCGATTCCTTCGCCAACTTCACAAAGGACAAATTTTTCAGATTTATAGTGAGTGAAAGTATTAAATATTTTCCACATCATTTTATTTGTATGTGAGTAATATTCTGCAAATATGAACTCATTGCTTAAAGCTAATAAATCTTGTATTTTTTCATCTATATTTTGCATTTTAATTTTTGTACCAAATTCTATGCAACTCAATAATCTATTTGCAAATGTTCTTGTTTCACTTGAATTAAAAGAGTATCTCATAGTATTCTCTATAAAATCTATTCCCAATTTTTTAATTTCTGTATTTCCCATTATTTAATTTTCGTTTAAAAGTTATTTTCGCAAACTCCCTGATTCCTTATGTCTCCATGCACCATTAAATCAAATCCTTTCTTTGCATTATCAAAGTTTTTAAATAATTTACTATTAATCCCTTTGCTATCGTATAGTGCATAAGATAAACCGTTTTTATATGGCTTTATTAATCTGATTAAATTACAAAAATTGCCATCATTAAAATTTACAAACATTATACATGGGCTATTAAATACTCTATTCGGTAAGTTTTTCATTTTAAAAAATATTTAATGTTATAACTTTTTTCTAATTTTTGTATTGCTACCTTATAGGCAAGTTCTAAAGGTAATGGAATTTGTCTTCTTGTATTACAATCAAATTCTTTGCCAAATGCATAATTATATGCTTGCCTCATTTCTGCTTCATCTAAGGGCAAAAGAACCCTAAAAAACGGTTTATTATTCATTATGTTAATTGTCTAACTCTATGATACAATTGATTATTTTCGCTGAACTCCCGGCCACAATTATCTATTAATATTTTGATAACTTCTTTTATCTTTTCTTCTTCTCCTTCCCTGGGGAATGGTAGCCAAAGATTTTGTAATTCTGTGGCCAATTCACAACATTTTTCATTTGCCTGTAAATTCTCATTCATTTTAATTAAAAGTTCGTGATACTTTAGGCTTTTTATGTCTTTCATTTTCTCAATTTGTTTAAATACTCCTTATAAATGTTATTAAAACACCATTTAACCCGCTCAATACAACTATTATATATAGTTTCATAAATTAGCCAATTTTCTTCTACATAATCGCCATCTTTTATTTTTTCGGCCTTGTCTATAATTGAATTTTCTTGATTAATTACAATTAGCATTCTATTTAACTGGCTGCCAGTCATAAAATTAAAATCATTTGGTTTATACATTTTCTTTAATATTTAACTCTTTATTTAATTTCTCTTTTTCTTCTTCAACTATACGTTGAATTACTGCACCAAGCCCGATAAATGTTTTATCTCCCCATGATGTTTTAATTCTGCCTTGCTTGCTTATTTTAAGGCTTAAAAGTAGTGCAACTTCTTGACCTATTGCAACATTTATTAAATGTTCTAAATTTATTGTATTTTCCATTTTATTATTCTTTAATACTGTTTAAAAAGTTAATTGCCTCTATTAAATTATTAGTTTTAAATCCTTCCCAGCCATCCGGCACAAAGTAGCCGTTTTCTAATATTTCAATCCAATAAGGGCCTTCGTTCCACCATTCAATGTCCTGAATTATACCGATACAATCGGCTGAAATATTGTCTAGTGTGTCTAAGTTATAAATTTCGTTTCTTAATATTAATTTCATTTTATAATTGCGTTTTGAATTTTAGCCAAATTTTAAACCTTAAAAATATATCTTTTTTAAAAAGTATTTTTGTAGTGCCATCCCAAGAATCAAATATTAATTTATCATTCTTTACTGAGGCTAGCCAGTGATTTTGTGGCATCATTCTAAATGTTTGTGAATATTGGCAAAAGGTTATTTTATTTTTCATTTTCTTTTTAATTTATTTTTGAATTCCGAATAATGTTGCTATAGCTGCTTTTGTAATCCAATTATAAGCTTCGTCATTTGTTTTAAAGCCCATCATTATTTTTTGTATTTCAACGTTTTTTTTCATTTCGTTTACTCTTTCAATTACTATTTGAGTCATTTTATTTTCTGTCATTTTCTTAAAGTTTAAAGGCCTACTTTACTAAGTATTTCGGCCGGTTGAATTAATTATTCCAATTATCATTTACAAAGTAAGTTGTTCCTTCATATTCGAATTCCGTGTAATTCTCTTTCAAAAATTGGTCGTAATCTATATGTAAATACGGGCAACTTCTTTCTGCTGTTTCTGCATTTGGGTAATACATTTCAAATAAATCATATTTCAAATTTGTGTAGTCTTCATTCAATTCTACATTTTCAAAGTGATCTAATGCGTAATCAATTTTTTCGCCTTGGTCTAAAATGAATGCAACTTTAATTTTGTCGTCTTCATCTAATTCCAAATATTCAAAAAGTTTATCAAAATCCATACCACATTCGCTATATAGTTGTTCCGGAAAACCTTCAAAATCTGTGTACATATATTCTTCTCTAGGGCTATATAAAGGGCTGGTTTTGTCGCATTCTGCAAAGTGATTTTTAATGTATTCTCTTAATTCGTCTGCATCTGAAAAATCGGTTAAATCTACCCAGTGACCAAACTCGAACTGTGTACCATTATTGTAACTTGCATAATCAGTAAGAAAAATCTGGGGTGTTGTTGTAGTTTTCATTTTTTTGTTTTGTTTAAATTGTTTTAAATCTTATGTAAATATATGGGTAATAAATTTAATATCATACACTTATTTTAATTATTTTCAATGATATTTAAATATTTTTTTGGTGTTTTGTCTCTATTGTACAACTTTATACTGTGTAAACTATTCCATGCATTTACATAATATTCATTTACTACCAATGTTTTAAGGTTTTCGCCTTCGCAAATAATAAAGCCGTGACCTAAACAACCTTCTTCGATTTGGTGTATATTCCCGCCCTTGTCTGAGTATTTATTTAACAAATTAGAAACATCTGTGCAACTGTAATTTTTAAAAGATTTCATTGTCTTATTGTTTAACTGTTTAACTTGTTATAAAGGTAATCATAAATAAATTCCTGTGCAAATATTTAATTAACTATTTTTAAAGATTTACAATATTTTTAATAAAACCCGCTTTTTATTGCTAAATTCGCAATAAATAATAATACTTTTGTAAAATTGATAATCTATGAATAAAAACTTAATACCAATATCGGAGGAAAACCGGTTAAAAGGAGTAGCCAAAATCCAGGAGAATGCCATAAAAAGGGCTGAATTTAAAATTGGCCGGTCTACTTTTCTAAAAGAGATTATGCAACGCCCTTTAACTGATTTAATGAAATATTCGAAAGATTTTAAGGAATATTGCAATGAAAATTTTGATAATCCTAGTGAACTTTTGGTAGCGGAGGCTTTTGAGATAGCTACTATAATTTCTTATTTTATGCAAGCTGATAAGTCACGGTTTTATACCAGTATAAACGCAGAATTATTTGGCAAGGTAAAAGAGCAGAGCGAAAGTAAACGTATTGAGTTGCCACAAATGATTGATCCAATTGAAATGGCAAAAAGCCTGGATAAAGCAACTCTTTTAATGCTTTTGGATTTACAATTAAATGAACCGGCAAAGCTTGAGAGCCCACAGTAAATAAAAAAATTCCCTAAACTATAAGTAAAGGGAATTAACAAAATAAACAATTTAAACCTATTCTTTTAAAATATCTTCAAGCAACTGTATTTTATGTAAAATTATATTCTTTCGTCTTTTGTCGTCTATACTCAGAAAACAATCTAAATAAAGTTCGTAATCGTCTAATAGTTCGGTAATCTTATTTCTTATTTTCAATTCTAAATTTATATTTTCCATTTGTGTATTTTTTTAATTTCGTTTATACTCTAAATCAATTATAGACTGTAAATAATTAATGTTATTTATTTTATTTGTTAAAAGATATTCAATATAATTACATTCATAATCAAATAGTAATTTTGAAATTTCAATTAATGGCAATTCGCAAACATAAACGCAAAATTTATTTTTATTTTTAATCGTTAATTGTATTATTTTACCAAGTTGTTTTTTTACCTCAATTTTATTTTTAATAGTAATTTCACTTGATATTGCTTCGAATAATATTTCTTTTTTCATTATGTTAAAATTTTAAGATTAAAAATCAAGCCCACATTAAACCAAATTACATTAACATAACAAAAGCATTCCTTTGTCTCTCTGTTAACTCTCCGTTAATAATAAAAGACTTTTTAAATTCTTTTGGCATAGCATTAAACTGCTCTTTGCTTTGTGCTATTTGTCCATTAATCACTGATTCTATAATCATATCAAAATATTCTGATAAGTCTATAAAGTTGTAAGATTTTAGTAATTTATCCATTTTAGTAAATATTTAAGCCTATTAAGGCAATTTGTTGTTTAATTATTTTAAGTTCATTAAAAGCCAAATAAACAGTATTTAAAAGGCTTTTAAGGGTAACGGTTAATTTATGGAGCGCACAGTAAATCAAAAATTATTTTAAAAATTCATTGAATTTACTATTAATAAAACCCCTATAATTATCTGGCAATTCATTCAAATAAAACTTACAAATAAATTCATGGCTAGTTATATACTCTCTTTTATATTTAAGTCTTTCAAATTTAGTAATAGACAATATAATATAAGTATCCAAATTACCTATTTTTGTTATTTCTATATTTCTATTGCCATAATAAACACCCTTCTTTATTATAGGGTTACTGTCCTGAATACCATTTGCAGTTACTTTATTACCTATATTTGTGTTTAAGTGGTTTAAAAAACCTAATTCTTTAACCTTTGTACTTAGATTGTTCTCTTTAAATATTTTCATTTTCTTATTGTTTAAATTGTTTGTTAAAATTAATACTTTAAATTTTGTAATCCTATACTTTTTTACTTTATTTTTAATCCTTTGTTTTAACCTTTGTTTTAGTCTTAATTTACTGTAAATAATGAATGATTTATTATTTAAGGTCGTAATTTATCCGATTTTTACCCCCATCCTCATACATCTATAGGATTATTCCAAGACAATCCAATTAACAAAAGTAATTAAGGCTTGAAATTTACGGGTAAAACACTTTTTACTTTGCCGAAAATAGCCTAAAACGTTGTATTATTCCAATGTTTAGTACTTTTGTTGATTATTTATCTTAATTCCAATCTTTGCAAGCCCTTTGGCTTATGTAGACATTCATGCCTGAGATTCTATATTCCGAAATTAACCGTCTTAACTCTTGCCTGTACTCTTTATAAGATAAAAAATCAAATTGGTTTAATTGGTCAACAGTTTCAACTCCGTATGAAGTTTTTATATTAAAATATTTCATGTTTGTAAGTTTTAGAATGTTAAAGACTATTTAATTACATTTAACTAACTTACCATTAATTATGGCATATACTTTGTTTTCTATTGCCTTATTTACGTCTTCGCAAAATTTGGCTGCCTCCTTTTTAGACTTACAGTAATAGGCTTGACTTGTATTAGGTATCCAGCAAAGCCAGTCATTTGTTAAGGGATTTTGTTCGTATTTCATGTTTGTATTTATTTAAAGGTTACTGAATAATTTTCTTTAATTACCGGAATTCCGGTTTTATCGCTTGGTATAAGTTTATACGCTGAAACGATAATAATTGCCAGTACAATGACTGAAAGTATTAATTGGATTGTTGTATTTTTCATTTTTATGATTGTTTAAATTGTTTAAAATTGTTATAAAGTACAAATAATTTACTATGCAAATAATCTTTTTTCAGAATAAACTAGGTTTTCATTACCTGAAAGAGAATTTTTATTTAACCACTTATAAAAGTTCAATCCCTTATTTGAGAATTCAACTTTCGAATTGATAACTTTGTTAATATTCATTTGCTTAATATTTAAATTGTTTAACTTGATACAATATTACAATAAATTAATTTACTGTGCAAATATTATTTAAAAGTTCTTTAAATAATTATACGTTTTCTTAGATATTCGCAAGTTTATTTATTACCTTTAGTTTAAGGCACGATAAAAAGCCGGTTGAATAGATTACCTTATTCAAATAGGTTCGTGTTGTGTTGGGCAAATAAAGAAGGTTTAAGGGTAGGCTGGCTGGCTGGTGGATCCGTTTTGGTACTGTAAATATATACCCAATTAATTTAATATCCTACAATTATTTTATTTTTTTTTTCAGGTACCAAAACGGTTTGGTAAATAAATGAAAACAAAATGTCTGCTTTACTTTGTGTCTCAATAGGGTTATTAATGGTTGCTGGTGTTGCCATTACAATGATAATTGATTGCAACGTATATAAAAGAGAGTAGTCTACCGGTTTAGTAGGGAGGTAGACCTTAACGGAGGTCGCTCCATTTGGGTGGTCGGGAGTCTATCCTCCCATGAAGGAGTAATTAGGTTTTTAATATTTAAGATAAAGTTTTTCCAAAAGTTTTCTACCTTCGATTGCATCTTCTTCTGTATTAAAGTGAAGTCTATACCTAATTCCAGATACTGTTATTTCAGCTCTCCAAGTATTTCTAGTATGTTTCATAAAGCATACTCCTACATTTTTATTGTTTGTTCTAGTATTACTTGCTTGTTCATGTGGATTAGCCCATCTACAATTAGATGGCTCGTAATTCCCATTAACGTCTATTCTATCAATAGAATGTTTGGGCGTAGGCTTTTCTCCCATATCTTTACAGAAATTATCGAATCCGCCAAGTCCTTTCCATCTATCACAAACAGTTATTCCACGACCGCCATAGTTGTAGTAAACCGAATTATTTTTATTATAACATCTCTGTCTAATATGCTTGAATATACGAAACATTGGATTTTTATCTCTTTTTTTTATTTTGCTCATAGGGGGGTATCTCTCTGTGAAGATTAGTTTAAACTAACAAGGGGGGTAGGCTATTTTTTTTGTGTTCTAGTGTAGGAGTATCCTTTAGGAGTTTTAACAGGTAGCCACAGGTCTAGGTTTGCTGGTAGGTCTAATATTTCTTCGCATATCCATTCTAGGTTAGAAAGAGCGAATTGATTATCAGGATTAAGCAGTAGGTCACGTTGGTACTTTTTAAGATTACGTTTTAGTATGTGAAGTACTGCTGTTAGTTTATCTGATGTTTGTAGTGCTTGGTATGCTTCCATTTTATTTACTGTGCGATTTGTTTTTCAAATATTAATTTAGCGTTATTCTTTTTAATACTTGCCAAATTTAGTAAAACTAGCAAGTTTTTTATAAAGTTTGATTTACTTTTCGATTTTATTCCCAATTTTCTCTAAATAATTTAAATCCATTTTCTGTTGGTGCTACATAGTCGGTATTGAAAGGTAGCTGGCCTAACTGATAAGCGACAGATTCCTGAGTATTTTCAACAGCAGATTTAAATGCTGAATAATCGGCAATTGAATCTTCTGACTTTTGGTATTCTGTACCTAACAAGAAGTTTAATGCTCTATTGTGGTGGTCGTATACTTTTACTCCACTCTTCTCTAGGTATTCTTGAAAAGACACAAGATATTGTAGTTTTTCGTTGTTATTTTTTATTTCTTCTATCATAACTTGGTTAATGATTTTCCTAACGATAGGATACAGACATAGTTTTTTGCGTGCTTCCTTATTTGTTCTGGTGTATTTTGTGTAAAATTCTTATTAATATACTTGTAGAATCCTACGAGAAAGTCGGTTTCGTATTCTATTTTGGCATTCATTTTATCTACTTCCTCGTCTGTAATTTTATATTGTTGTGCTATTTCAGATAGCTTATGGGGTTCTTTGTTTTTCATTTATTTCGCTTGCTTAATGAACGTTGATTTATTAACTAGGAGAAAGTTGGGATTGTACACCTCGAATATATCGAGGGGCTGTACTGATACCTCCTTGGTATATAGGTTAAGATATATTGATTGAAGCATATCTTTGCTATTTAACGGAGAAGTGGAGGGGTTGTCTACTGTTATAAACATTTCAATAACGTCATCCCTAAGAAACTTATTAAAGACTAGAATTTTTGGTTTCTGCTTTAGATAGTAAGCCCAACGAGATGGGTGGTAGTTTGTGAGTATTGAGTATTTCTTCATTTTAAGGGTTAGCGGGAATTTCACCCGCTATTTTATTATTCTTCTGTTTTTGGTTTTGGTGGAGGCAATGGAACGCCTGCCGGTGGAGGCCCTGGTCTTGGAATTTGATCTTCTTCTTCTGTTGTCATGTTTGTTTTTGTTTATGTTTATACTAAGTTACGAATTTAATTTTATTAAAAAATGTTTTTATTGTTATTTTTACTAAATGTATTTTGCGGACAATAATTTCTTTTGTTCAATAGTTCTATAATCCATGGTATTTTTATTAGACTTATCCATATTACACTTCTCGCAAAGTATCTGTAGGTTATGTATATCTAGTTCTAGTTCAGGATAAATACTTCTTGGGAATATATGGTCGATATGTGTTTTACCGCCACGCCCACACTTCATACAGTAGCCAGGAAATACCTTCCTTACTTTCTTTGTTAATAGCACCCATTCGATTGATAGATAAAATGATTCAGATGATACACGGTATTTTTTCTTTATTTTAGATATTTTTCTTTCCGCTGACCTTAATTGGTCTTTTTCTTCTTTTATCTTATTTCTAGCAATATTATCTTCCTTATTTTTAACAACTTGCTCTGTTGTAACGTATATATTTAGTTTAAAGTATGATAATAGTTCGGAATTGTGATTCTTTGTTTTAAAAACGAGTCCTATTTCTAATGCTTTTCTTTCAATAGCATCCTTTTGAGAAACTAATGGATAACCTTTGTTTAACCAAGAGTGAAATTGTTTTGATAAATTCTTACTTTTTATCTTCATTTTACTAATTGTATGGTATTGATGTATATATTATTCTAGTATTAACCTACTTTAATCTTCAAAGAAGTAGTCCTTGTTGAAATAGGGGAAAACCATTCACCATTAGAATCAAATTTACCTTTATTATCTTTCAAAAAGAGTTTAAAGTTAAATTCGCCATTTTTAGAATAAAAAGAGTCGAAAACATTGGTTGGTTTCCACGAGTACTTTGAAACTGTCTGTAGTTTCTTGTACCTAGATATTGTTGCGGTTGATTTGGTAGTAACTAAGGAAGCACATTTTATTGACACTAAGTTATGGAATCTAGAATTTTTTCCATCTCGTATTATTTCGAATGATTTATCCTTTAAGTTAAAGACCTTATAGCCCCTTACTTTTGCATGTTGGTATCTTTTATAACGTGTAAGACTAATCTCGGTAAGGTAAGCTCTAAATGAGGCTATATTAAGCCATGAGAAAGAGTTCAACACCTCTGGCGAGATAAGCACGAAAGCATTTTTTT